ATGCCCCTAACCGACGTCCTCGTTCGCACCGCCAAGCCAGCCGCCAAGCCCCAGAAGCTGTTCGATGGGGGCGGCCTGTTCCTGCTGGTCCATCCCAACGGCTCGAAGTACTGGCGCTGGAAGTACCGCTTCCTCGGGAAGGAGAAGTTGCTGGCGGCGGGGGTCTATCCCGACGTCCCACTGCGGCAGGCACGCGCACGGCGGGACGAGTGGCGCACGTTGCTGGCGTCCGGGGTTGACCCTGGGGAGACGCGCCGCGCGCAGCGGACCGCAGCCGACGAGCGGGCGGCAAACAGCTTCGAGGTCGTGGCCCGCGAGTGGCTGGCCAAGCGCGACTGGGTGCCCAATTACCGGATCAAGGTCGAGGCCTGGTTCGAGAACGACGTGTTCCCGTGGATCGGCGCGCGGCCTGTCGACGAGCTAGGCGCTCCGGACTTCCTGTCGATGCTCAGGCGGGTAGAGAAGCGCGGCGCGCTCGAGTCCGCGCACCGGATCATGCAGAACTGCGCCCAGGTCATGCGCTACGCGATCGCGATTGGGCGCGCGAGCCGAAACCCAGTCGCCGACCTGAAAGGCGCGCTGACGTCGGCGCCCGAGCGGCACCATGCCGCGATCACGGACGTGAAGGAGATCGGCGGCCTGCTCCGCGCGATCGACGACTACAAGGGCGGCCACGTGACCCGGTGCGCGCTGAAGCTGGCGCCGCTGGTGTTCGTGCGGCCGGGGGAACTGCGGCATGCCGAATGGCGCGAGATCGATCTAGAGGATGCCGAGTGGTCCATCCCGGCCGAGAAGATGAAGATGGGCGCGGCCCACGTGGTGCCATTGTCACAGCAGGCGCTGGCGGTGCTCCGCGAGTTGCAGCCGGCGACCGGGCGAGGGCGCTACGTGTTCCCTGGTGGCCGGTCGATCCAGCGCCCGATGAGCGACAACGCGCTGAACGCCGCGCTGCGCAGGATGGGGTTCGACAAGGAGACGATGACCGCCCATGGATTCCGCGCGATGGCGCGGACGGTGCTGGACGAGATCCTGCAGTTCCGGCCGGACATCATCGAGCACCAGCTCGCACACACGGTCAAGGATCCGAACGGACGCGCCTACAACCGGACGGCGCACCTCGAGGAGCGCCGGAAGATGATGCAGGCCTGGGCCGACTATCTCGACGCCAGGCGTGAGGAGAGGCCTTAAGCCGCCTTGTCCCGCTCGACCACGAGATCGGCGATCCACGCATCGATCTCGGATTCGACCCACCGGGACGACGAGCCGAGCGATACCGGCTTCGGGAACCCGCCGTTCTGGATCCGCGCGTAGATCGTCGCCTTGGCCAGGCCGACGCGGCCCATCACCTCAGCGATCTTCAAGAGGCGCGGCGGCTTCTGTTCGTTCTCGGTCATGCTGCTTTCCTCGTAATCAGGCGCCACCACCATGGCCGGCGCAGTCGTTCGTTCTCGACCCTCAGCCGCTCGATCTCGTCCGCGGCGAGGGCCAGCTGGTCGCGCAGCACGTCCTTGCGCGGCTGCTTCATGCGGCGTGGTGGGCGAGGGAATAGCTGGTCGGTCATTGAGGTACGCTCCCTAGAACACACACGAGAGCGCCGGCATGCACACCGAAGGAAATTTCAGACTGGTCGCCGTAGTGGGGCAGGCGATCGACGATCCGCGCAAGTGGCATGCGGCCGGATTCGTCCACGCTGCCGGCGAAGACGATGCCGTCGAAATGGTAAAGGCGGGCGACACCTTCCCCTCGCGAGAGGATGCTGTGCAGGGCGGCATCGACGCTGCACGAGCCTTGGCGAAGACGCTTGACCCGGACGACACGTATGCCAAGAGGCGAGCGGAACTCGGGCTGTAGCGTCACGCCGCCTTCTCCAGATCCGGCGCCGCCGCTTCCAGCGCGTCGAACAAGCCGGGCATCGACTGATCTCGCGCCACGCTCGCGCAGTAGGCCGCGGCATCGAGGAAGTACTTGGGATTCAGTTCGGACGCGTAGCCGCGGCGTCCCATCTTCAGGGCCATGTAGGGCACGGTCCCGATACCGCCGAACGGATCGAGCACCAGCTCGCTGGCCATGCAGTGCTGCTCGATGCAGCGCTCGACGATGTCGAACTGCAGCGGGCAGAGGTGCTGCTCCTGCCCCTTGTGCGCCTGGTGGCTGTTAAGCGTGCGCATGCGCGTGATGTCGGTCCAGACATCCGGGTGCCACGACTGCGGCTGCAGCAGCATGAAGGACGACGGCAGCCAGCCGGACTCGGCGACGCGCTCGGCGATGCGCACATCGTGGCGGAAGTCGTAGACGCTCTCCAGGCTGTGCCGGCGGAACAGCTTGAAGATCGCCGCCTGGTCGAGGCCGTCGAGCATCTCCGGAGCCAGCGGACGGTCGCCGCTGGAGCGCCAGAACCCATGCGCGTCGAACTGCCAGCGGGGGCGGGTGAACGTCGACTTGTCCTTCGCGACCGGGATGTCGGCGTAGCCGTTGGCCAGATCGCTGGGCGGCTTCCGGAACTTCAGCACGTACTCCGGCATGCCGTTGCCCATGCGCGAGCCGTCCTTGCACTGCTCCGACCAGCCGAGACGGTAGGTCTGGCTGTTCTCGCGCACCACGTCGGTCACGATGGTGACACGCGACAGGAACGCGAACCCATGCCTCTGGAATGCGGCGATGCACTCGTCCGAGAACGGCTGCACCGTCTGGAAGCCGAGGCCGTTGATGCCGCCCGGGGTGATCCGGTCTTTGACGTGGATGCAGGCGACGCGGCCGGGCTTCAGCACGCGCAACAGGTTCGGGATCAGGAAATCCATCTGCTGCCAGAAGTGCCCGTTGTTGTCGGTGTGGCCGAAGTCGTTGTAGCTGGGGGTGTACTCGTACTGCGTGGCGAACGGAATGCTCGTCACGATCAGGTCGACGCTGTCGGCGTCCATGCGCGCGGTTTCGAGCACGCAATCGTTATTCACCATCGTGTAGCCGTCGCCCGCGGCCTCGACGCGTTCGACGCCGAGCGATCGTGCCAGCATGCCGGCCATCGAAGCGTGCGAGAGACCGTACTCGCGGATGATCTGGGTCATCTTGTCCACCATGTCGTTGTGTTGGCGCCAGCGGCGCTCGAGCAGCCGGCGCATGTCGCGCTCGGCTTCCGTATAGATCAGATCGATGCGGACTTCGTGCGTCTGCATGAAGCGGTAGAGCCGGTGGATCGACTGGATCCAGTCGGCGAACTTGAAGCCGATGCCGAGGTAGATCGACCAGTGGCAGTGGCGCTGGAAATTGCAGCCGGATCCGAGCATCACGGGCTTACCGGCCAGCTCCTGGATCTCGCCTTCGCTGAACTTGATGACGAGCGACTCGCGGTGATCCAGCTCCTGCGAGCCGTACACCGTCGCCAGCCCGGGGATCTCACGCTCCAGCGCCTCGCGCTCAGACTCGAGGTCGTGCCAGAGGATCCGGTGCGCGTCGGGATCTTCCGCGCGCAACTCCATCAGCTTGGCCAGCCGCGTCGGCAGGCTGTCGCGCTTCTCGCGCGCGGCCTCCTGCAGCCCGAGCGATGTCGACCGGAACAGCCGCGCCTGCCCATCCTTCTCGACGCCGGCGGCGCCGTGGTCGGTCGCGACTTCGTGCCAGCGCACATCCAGCGGCGGGAGGTCGTAGCCCTCATCGCTGAAGCTGGGATCGAGATCCGACGGCTTCTGGATGAAGAGCGCCCAGCTGGCGACCCAGAGCCAGAACTCGCGCTCCTTGTGCGGATGCAGAGTCAGCTGATCGGCCTTTTCGCTATTGCGCTTGAAGAACCGGGTCTTCGCCTGGCCCACATCCATGATCCCGAGGAACGCGGCGTAGGCGAGCAGCTCGATGTATTCGTTCGGGCTGGGTGTCGCGGTCGCGACGAATCGATAAGGGATGCCGGCGGACTTCACGCCTGCAGCGCGATCGTCGCCGGCAATCGTGGCCATGAACTCGCGGAAGGTCTTCGAGCCGCCGAAGCCACGCAGGATTGCGGCCTCGTCCAGGCTGACCGCGACGAACGCGCGCGGGTCGAGCTTCCCGTCGCGCACCGTCTCGTAGTTGGTGAGGTAGATGCCGCGCGGGTCCGTGGCTTCCTCAATCGTGCGGATGAACTTCACCGGGACGCCGAGCATCGCCGCGTCGCGCACGAACTCCTGCCTCACGCCGAGCGGAATCACGATCAGGCCCATGCCGAACGCGCGCTCGGCGCCGATGCGCACGGCCTCGATCTGCATCACCGACTTGCCGAGCCCGAACGCAGCGAACAGTGCGCGGCGCCCGCCGTCGACAGCCCACTGCACCGCTGCGCGCTGGTGCTGTTTCAGGATCGCGCTGATCTCCGCCGGCATTACCTGGACGCCGGTGCGCGGCGCGACCGCGGCCTTCGCGCGCAGGAACTGGTCGTAGTCGAGGAGGTTCAAGCGGCCTCCTGCATCAGCGCGGCCAGATCGATCTCGTCGACGGCCTCACGCAACTGCCGGCGGGCGGCCAGCAGCACGCGCGCGATGTGCTCGCGCGGCGTGTCGACGGAGAAGCCGCGGTAGGCGAAATGCAGCCGCCCCGTGTGGTCGCGGCGGAACAGGCGCCATTCCACCGCTGCCGGCGGCAGGCCGCCGCGCGCCGACGGGAAGCGGCCCCAGCTGAAGCCCCTGTTCTTGCGCGGCGCGCGGCGACCTAAGTGGGCTACGCTGCGTAGGGTCACAGACATGGAGGGCTTCATGACCGATCACCTATGCGAGAAGTGCACTCAAATCGCCGCGTCTCCCAATAAAAACTGGCCGCTATCCGGCTTTCTGCAGAACGGATTCCAACGGGAACCAATCGGCTGGGAGCACGTGCCGCTGCTTTGCGACGACTGTGGAGCGAGGTGGACCAGATCGACGTACCGGCCGGATGGCGCCGTGAGCTGGTCACGGAGGTAGCCATGCATCGGCGAACTTGGGGAGGCTCGGCGCGGTACTGAGACAGATCGCTGCTGTGCTTAAGCATGCGTGCCAGTCTCCTTCTGGTAGGCCGCCCATGCAGCCTCTACCTTCGCGAACTCGGCATCGCTGCCGCCGCGATCAGGATGTGCCTGGGAGCGGAGGCGGCGATAGCTGCCGAGCGGATCGGCGGGGTCGAGCACGTCGCGCCACGACAGCGCGACCGGCGACGGCAGAGCGGTGAAGCCGGAGAACGCACGCTCGAGGATGGTGGCGCCGCCGTGCCGCTCGATCGCACGCATGGCATCCAGCGTCGCCGCGACCGCCGCGAGGTTGTCTGCGACGCGGTCGTAGCGGTCGATCGCCATGCACTTCGGCGGCTGGCTGCGGTCGAATCGATCCGACCAGTAGACGGCGACGCCCGGGTCAGCCGGCTCCGCCTGGTTGCTTCGGGGGAAACCATCGAGGCGCAGCTGCAGGTTGGTGCTGATCACCAGGTCATCGGATGCGATGCCCATGCGGTCCAGCTCAAGGCGCACACGCTCGACGGCCTCAGAGATGGTGAGCTGCCGCTGGTTGTCCCAGCCACCGCCGGCGCGCGCGCGGGACGCCTTGCGGAAGCGGGAGCGATCGCGCGCGCCCGCGGGGGTACGCTTCCAGCCTGTCGGCCAGGTGAGGGGGTAGGCGGGGATGGCCATCAGCCTTTACCCCCGTCCTGTACGATCGCGCCCGCCTCGGTCGCGCCGTCGGGCGCCGCTCCGGTCAGGTTCGGTTCGGCGGCCGGCTGGGGCGCGGCGGCGAACTCGACGAGAGTCACGCACCCTTCGTCCGGATAGTCCGGGTTGAAAACGTGCAGGCCATAGGGGCCGGTTGCGTCGGCGTCCGTTTCCTCCCCGTCAAGTGCGATACGACCCACAACGAGCGTGGCGCCGGCATAGCGGTCGTCAACGTCCTCCGCGTCGGGGTCGTTCGTGACCTGCGCGAGGAAGTTCTCCACGTCTTCAGGTGCCAGCGCCATCTGCACAGGAACCAGCGCGTAACCCTCCGGCACCACCGCCACGGGTGCGGCCACCTGTTCGGATGGTGCGGGCAAGGGATCATCCTCGAAGTCGTACAGGCTGCGAGGTGATGCGGATGGTGCGGGCTGGGTGGATAGGGCGGCGTCGCACTGGTCTGCTATCCGACGCAGCATGCGCTTCACGGCATCGTGGTCGCCGGACAGCGTGTCAGCGAAGGAGCCGCGCAGGGCTTCGTCTCGCAGTTCACGCAGCGCCAGCACCGCATCACCGGCAACAGGCTGCGGGCGGTCGTAGACGCCTACGATCCGCTGCCGCGCGTCCGTCTCGTTGATCCAGTCGTTGACCAGCTGACGCGCGACCGCCCCGCCATTCGCATCGTTTGTGGTCAAGCCGTAGTGCACAGTCCCTTCGGGGTCAACGGCGAGCCAGTACGCCACCGCCTGCCCCTGCTCGCCGTCTCCGCGCAGGCGGGCGGCGATGTGCTCAAGAGCCATGCTGAAACCGTCATCGGGCGGCTGGTTCTGATCGTGGTCGTAAGCCAGATCCACCGCGCGGGTCAGCAGCTCCAGTGCCTGCGCATTCGTCATCGTGGCGGCGTTCACGGCTTCGTCCCCGAGCGTGCGTCGCGCTGCGCGTCATCGCGCATCGTCTGGAGCGCGTGCAGGCGGTTGCGGTCCAGCTGATCGTAACCGGCGGCCGGCGCGTGCTGGTTGACGATCGAGATCGCCCATGCGAGCGCGTCGATCTTGTCCTGAGGGTCGATGTGTCCGCTCATGCGGCTTGCTCCTGAGATTCGTAGACCCAGCGGCGCACGGTCCCGAAGGGGACGCCGAGGGTTTCGCTGATGGATGCGACGGTCTTGCCGGCCGCGCGGAGTGCGCAGGCGCGGCTACGGGTGGCGTCTGGCCAGTACCTGGCGTGCGGCATGACTGGCGCAGGCGCACCGACCGACCGGGCCTTGTCCTGCACCGCGCGCGGCGTGCGGCCCAGGTCGGCGGCGGCACACAGCACGTTTCCGCCAGCGTGCGCGCGAAGGGTGGCCAGCTCGGTGGTGCGCCAGTGCTTCATGCGGCCTTCTTCTCCGGGCCGTTGGGAAGTGCGGCCGCCAACTCCGCCTCTTTGCGGAGCACGTCCTGCATGGCCTCGCACATGGCCGGGAAGTCCGACCAGGCGTAGAGCTTCGCTGCGCGCTCGTTGCCGACAGACTGGAAGCCAATCCGCGCCAGGCCGGCCGCGTCGATCGAGATCGGCGAGATGCGCTCGTTGATCTCGCCCAGCCGGATCCTTGCATCGGACTGCACCGCGGCGACAGCGCGTTCGACCAGCCGCGGCGCGGCCTGCGAGTGCTTGACCGGTGCAGGTGCCGCCGGCGTCGGCTGCTCGGCTACTGCGGGTGCCGGCTCGACCTTGGCGGCATCTTCTGCGGCCTTGGCCTCTGCCTCGCGCGCGGCGGCCTGCTCGCGTTCGATGCGATTGGTCTCTTCCTTGCGGATGCGCTCGCGCTCCTGCTCCAGGCGCTCGGCCTCGACACGCTGGGCTTCGGCGATGCGCGCGGCGACGAGGTTCCGCAGATCCTCCGGCGTCTTGCCGGCGCACAGTGCAACGCGGTCGGCGAACAGGTGTGCATGCGACTGGTGCTCGACGAGGATCGCCACGTTCGCGCGCACGCGGTCGGCCTGCTGGCTGGCGGCGATCTTCGCGTTTGCGGCGACCGCGCCGACGGCTTCGTCCATCGCTGCGAACGAGCGCTTGCCCTTGAGTGCGGCCGCGATGTCGGCTACCAGGGTCGTCGGCATTGCCAGCCCGTGCGCGCCGAGAGTCTCGTTGATGCCGAGGATGTGGTCCTGCACCGCCCGGCGCGCGGCGTTCCCGATCTCGCTGCGACGTTCGTCCTTCCGGCGCTTCACGAGCTTGTCGAGGTCCAGGCGCTTCTCGCGGGCCTCCGCGCTGATCTGGTCGATCGTGCGGAACAGCTCCTCGATGCTGCTGGTCTGGCTCAGCGCGTGCGCCTTCGCCGCCTTCAGCTGGTCTTCGATGTCGCCGCACCACTTCACGGTCCTCTCGGCGTCGGCGAAGTCCTGATCGGTCTGCAGGTCGGTGCTGATGCCGCGGAACACCGCGATCGCCGCGTCCTTCCATTCGGCGAGGTTGCTGGCGGTGACCATGCCGGTGACCTCGACGCGCAGGGCCGGCAGCTGGTCCGGCGCGCGGCCGGGAGCCACGTGCGCGGCGGCGGCCGGCACCTCGTAGGCGGCCACGTCTGCCTCGAACTGCGCCCAGCCCGCGACGATGCGCTCGCGCAGATCGAGATCGGCGTAGTACCAGCAGTGCCGCTGCTCGACCAGCATGTCGCCGTCCCACTTCGACGCCATGAACAGCACCGACTCCGCGCCGGACACCATGCACTGGTGCTCCATCTGCACGCGGTAGTGCTCGGGCAGATCGGCGCCCTTGCACCCGTCGACCATGGCCGCGCGCAGCGTGTCGTTGAGCGACTTGTGCTCGAACGCAGCATCGGCCATCAGGGTCAGGCCGTCGAAGCTGGCCGAGTACTTGCCCTCGGTGCCGACGCACGGGAACAGATCCTCGCCAACGATCTCTTCGGCCAGCGGCCTGGCCAGCGCCTCGTAGCGGTGACCGTCATCGAAGCGGCGCTGGGTCGCTTCGTCGATCTCCGGTGCGATGCCGGTGGCGGTCTCGCGCACGAGCTCGCTGCGGGACTTGTAGGGCGAAATTCCGAGCATCGCCGGCGCATCGCTCGCATTGAGGTGCGCGGCACGATGCGCGTGCCATGCCGGCGTTCCCTGGATGAGGTTGACGACCTTCATTCCGCGTCCTCCTCTTCCTGCGCCTGCTCGGCTTCGGCAGCCGGCGGGTTCTTGATCTCGTCGATCTGCTCGGGCGTGAAGCGAGCCTTGGTCTGCAGCATCGCGATCAAGTCGTCGGCGGTCTTGTGGCCCTTCGCGACGATGTCCCACCACTTCGGCAGGTTGGCCGCGAAGTCGACATCCGAGTAGAGCGGCAGTTCTGCCGGCGTCGACGCTGCGACGGCAGGGCGTGATCCCTCGCCTTGCGGCTGGATGTCCATGATCTCTTCCGCGATCGGCATGCCGCGGAGCACGTCGGGGAACACGTCGCGGAGCGCGAATGCACGCGCGCGCATCTGGCGCATGCGCTTCGGGTACTGCGTCCACGGGCCTTGCTTGCCCTGCAGGCCGGCTGCCTTCGCATCGTCCATGCTGAAGGTGCGGATTTCCTCCGTCTCGCCGCGGCGCTTGACCCTGCAGGTCGCGACCTTCCCGTCGTCGGTTTCGGTGATGTACTCGCACAGCGGCGAGCTGCGCACGAGCGCGATCACCGCGTCACCCCACAGCGCGGGCCGGCCGTTGATGATCGCCAGGTTCTGCAGCGCCTGCAGGGGCTTGAGGCCGAGTTCCGCACCCCACTGCATGGCGATGAGGCAGTTCGCCGGCTTGCCCTTGAAGTCCTTCGGGACCAGGTCGCTCTCGGCGAGGTAGTCGCAGAACGTCAGGGCCTGCTCGAACGTCTGCGGGCTGAGGTCGAACTGCTGGCGCTGCTGCGGCGCGAGCGCGGTGCTCGGCTGCTGGTGCACGGGAAGGTTCATGGTGATCTCCGATCGGTGGTCTGGCATCGCGCAGGCGCAACTCGGTCAAAGAGGGCGCCAGCCCGGTGGTTGGAATGGATCCCGGCTTTGCCCGGCCGGGGCGGGTAGAGCGGCGCCGGGGAAGCGCCGCGGGGTAGGTGGAGAGGGCCGGTGCTGATCTCCGGCACAGCTAAGGCACTGGCATGTTCACCTCGGCGGGATTGCCTACCCGCGCATCAGCCTGCGCATTCCTCTCCGTAGTCGTTACGCCGCCTCGGCGAGCCGCTTCATGTCGGCCAACGCGTCGTCATTGCTGCAGTAGAAATCAGGGACGCGTTCGAGCTTCGGGTCGCTGGCCTGGTAGATCAGCGCCGCTGCGGCCGGCGTTCCGAGCGCCCATTCCAGTGCGCGGCCGCCATCGCCCGCGAGCGTCACGACCCAGCCTGCTCGGCAATGGGCCGTACCGCATGCGTGGTGCCATGACTCCATCGCCAGAGCGCCGGGCTTTGACGCGGCGGTGTACACCGCTTTGTGGATGTCCGGAATGGTGATGGGGCATGCGGCACCGCGCAGGACGGCACCGCGCAGGTCGGCATCGCTCAGGTCGGCATCGCTCAGGTCGGCACCGCGCAGGACGGCACCGCGCAGGTCGGCACCGCGCAGGTCGGCACCGCTCAGGTCGGCACCGCGCAGGACGGCACCGCGCAGGTCGGCACCGCTCAGGTCGGCACCGCTCAGGTCGGCACCGCTCAGGTCGGCACCGCGCAGGACGGCACCGCGCAGGTCGGCACCGCTCAGGTCGGCATCGTTCTCGTGTGCCTGCTTCACCGCAAATCCAAGCCGCGCGCCGTAGCTACGTCCGGCGACTTCAGCCGACAATTCGCACTCGAACTGCACGGCGCCGGTCCAGCGGTTCTTGATCTCGAGCTTCATCAGGCGGCCTCCCTCTGCTCGTCCTCGGCGCCGGCCTTCGTCGGCGGCGTCAGCGTCAGCACGACTTCCTCTCGATCCCAGGCTTCGAGCAGCGGCTGGTAGTCGTCGTCCTCGATCGTCGTGTTGATCTTGATGACCAGTTCGCAGCTGCCGCCTTCGAGGAAGCCGACCGTGTCGATGACCAGCTCGGTATCGGCGAAGAAGAGCGGCTCGATGTGGTCCAACAGCGACGCGATGTTGATCTCGTAGCCCTTGATCTTGATGCCGATCTTCTGGGGCTTGAGGTACGGCAGCTTCAGCGCGGTCAGGTTGTTGCCGTCGATCGGAAGCGTCTGCTGCTCACCCTTGCCGGGCTTCTCGTAGAACGCAGGGCGGAGCTTCGGATCGATGCTGTCGAGCAGCAGCGCGCTCGCGCCGAGCTTGAACGTCAGCGTCGCGGCGGGAACCTTCTCCTCGCCGTGCTTCTCCTTGCGGAGATTCAGGTGCGAGTACTCGGCGTTCTGGGCTTCCAGCTGGAACATGGGATACCTCGTCTGTGATGCCGGCCACCGCCGGCGGATGGTCAGGCGGCGGGACGGAACGGGCCGGGGCCGGTGCGCGTGGCGCTGGCATGCGGCGGTCGCACGATGCGCAGCGCGGTCTCGGTGGGCGATTCCCAGTCCGAGGCCTCGCGCTTCGCCTGGCGGGCGAACTGCGCGGCGGTCGTGCGCGAGTAGCCGAGCTGTCGCGCGCGGTAGTGCGCGGCGTTCGCAACGGATGCTTCGCGGATGGCGACGGTGTCGCCGAACGGGGCGGTGAGCACTGCAGACATGACGACTCCTATGCGGCCTTCGGCCACGCGTGGGTTTCAGGGGACAGATCGGCGGGGAGGGGCACGTCGCTGATCACGCGCGCGCGAATCTCGCCGTAGCGCGCGGCGTGGAAGCCGGGGAATCGAGCCCAGCGGCGCGCATGCGACAGCTCGGTGATCGGGTCGGTCGGCACACAGCGCACCCAGCCGTCGACGCATCCATCCGCGCCGCACTCGACGGGGTATTCGGTCTGCGGGTCGCCGGAGGCGCTGTCGTTGCGCATGACCTCGCCGGCGCCGTCGCACTCGCGACAGATGCGGTGGGTCGGGGTGTTGCGCGCGGTCATGTGGCACCGCCGGTGACGCGGGCGAGGGCGGCGAGCTTGAGGCGCTTTGCCGCTGCAAGATCGTCGATGTCGCAGGGGTCTTCGTCGAACCAGTTGCAGCCGTCCAGCAACTGATCCGACTCGATCAGCGCGGCCACGGCGGCATAGGCTTCCGACGACTCGTGTGCAGCCTCTGCGAGCGTCCCGCCCACGTATCCATGCGCCACTCTGTACGCCTCTGCGTGGGCTTGGTCTCGCTTCATCACCGCCAGCACATCGACGCCCGCGCTCACAACGCCACCGCCTGGATGACGACAGCGCCACCGATGCCGACGATCAGGAACAGCAGGCGCGTCGCGATGACACCGCCCCGGCGTGAGCCGGTCCACGTGCGCACCGCGTCGCCGAGCGCGACAGATGCCCAGCCGGCGAGACACAGCCACGTCGCCACGTACAGCACCGTCAACGCCGCGAACATCATGTCGAGCTTGTCGTGCGCGTTCATGCCGCGTGCTCGAGTTCGACGCCGACCGCGCGCGCCAGGTCTTCGCGATTCCTCGCCTCGATCGACTTGCGCACCCGCTGCATCGCCATCGAAGCGATCTGACGCTCGGCCGGCGTCAGCTCGAAGTCGATGCCGTCCTGCGCCGGCTCGCGAGCAGGCTGGTCGATGCGTTCGGTGATGGGCTGCCAGCGGTTCATGCCACCACCTTCAGCGCAGTGCGCAGGCCGGCACGTTCCAGCAACTCCGCCACGCGCGCCTCGAAGTCGGCCGGCCGCTCTTCCAGCAGCGCCAGCGCCTCAGTGCCCAGCGCCAGCTTCCGAGCGTTCGCCGCGTTGCCAGCCGGGCACAGCTGCCGGCTCACGCAGCGGGCCACCTCAATCGTGCTGTCGTGGTTCCAGACCGTCATACCGTGCGCCACGAACGGGCCGCGGGTCGGGTCGGAACTGGGGATGTGCTGGTCGGCGAGGGCGGTCATGCCTGCTGCTCCGCACTGCGCCGTGTCTTCGATTCGAGATGCGCGGCAAGCTCGCTGTAGCTCTCCGCTAGCTCGGGATCGTCCGTAATGGCGGACGAGAGAAGTCGATACGAGCGCGCCAGCCTGGCGTTAGCCTTATCCTCGGCGTCATGGAATGGACCGACTGGCTGACCCTCGGAATCGCGTTGCTCGGCGCCGGCCTCGGTGTGTTCAACACCGTCAGCGGCTACCGGCGGAAAACTCGCCGCGTCTGGCTTCGATGCGGCTTCGACAAACGCGCTCGGACCCGCGGCCAGCGCCTCTGGTGTGAGGTGGTAAACCCTGGTGGCGTACCGGTGACGGTCAGATCCGTCCGCCATCACGTCTTCGCAGAGGGCAAGCCTTACGAGATGCCGATCTACGGCGATGCTCAGCTGGAAGCTCAGCTTCGAGGCAGCTACGAACCAGGGACAGCGCGAACCGTTTTCGCATCGGCAGGCTACGAGCCACACTTTTCGATCACTCGACGCATCGAGGTCCGGACCGAGTGCGGACTGGTCGCCGTATACGCGGGCCGCAAACTCCGCCGGCTTGTAGAGGAACTCAGGCTCGCACTGGCGGCCGAATCCATATCGGCCAAGGGCTGAGCGGATACGACCGCCGGCCGCGTCGGCTAACTGGATGATGCGGACTTCGGGCCCGCGCCCATCGCGCCACAGCACATAGGTGGTAGCAGCATTCGCCAGCGCCGACGCGCTGACCGCTCCCAGAATCAACAGCTGCCCAGTCTCGGGGGACATCCGTCTGCGTCCAATGCCCCGGCTCGTCGTGAGCTGTGTCGTGGGGCGATGGACGCAGTAAACCATCGTTTACAAAAAAGGTCAACAACAATTTACTTCAGGACTTTTGAGAGTTGGCGGTCAATGCACTGTGGAACGTCATGCTCGACGGCAGAGCAGAGGGATACCGCCCTGCGGCACGAATAGTTATCCACAGGTTGTGGGGTCGCGTGTCCACAGAAGACCGCCATAGACTGGGCTCCGCTACGCGGTTTGTTGATTTCTTTTTAGGAGGCGGGTGTTCACTACATTTAGCGTTGACGCTGCATGCGGCGCGACGCATCCTGATTCCCGTCGGTTCCGCGACCCCCATCACGGAACCAGCTGCGCCCGAGCATCGCGGGCAAAGAAAAACCCCGCCGGCTGGAACCGAACGGGGTCGATGATTTTTCCCTTGTGTACAACGCGTCCAATGTGCTGGCCGCTGTCGTCAGGTAACCGCCTGCCGACGCCGCGGATAGTGGGGTAGGGAGAGCCTAGGCGTCAAGCCAGCTTAACCTCCGGCCGCACAGAGGCGCTCCAACTGGAGCTTCTAGATGAACGATGTGAGTGAAGCATTTTCGATCACAGTGCAGAACATCGGCCCCGACCAGGTGCTGACGATCGATGCACGGCAGCTGCATAGCTACCTTGGCGTGCAGACTCCCTTCAAAGACTGGATCACGCGGCGCATCGCCGACTATTCGTTCGAGGAAGGGAAGGACTTCTGCGCATTTCTGCGCGAAAGTACCGGCGGCAGGCCCGCTAGGGGTTACGCCATCAGCATAGACATGGCCAAGGAACTGGCAATGGTCGAGCGAACGGTGCAGGGCAGGATCGCCCGCCGTTACTTCATCGAGTGTGAGAAGCAACTGCGAGAGAGGTTTGCTCACGAAGCAGCAGTCAGCATTCTTCTGCTGCCGGCCCCGCGCGAGTGGAAGAGGCGTTTCGAACCGCCGTACTACCAGTCGTTGGCTCGCCTCATGGGGCTCAATTACAGCGGGCACGCTTCAGGCACACCCCCCGTGTTCGGCAAGATCACCGACGAGTGGGTCTATCAGGTTGTGCTCCCGGCTGAAGTCCTAGCGGACATGCGCGATCGGCGCGAGAACAGCCAGAAGCTGCACCAATGGCTCACGGACGGCGGATTGCAGAAGTTGGAGTTGCAGATCCTCCGTGTGATGGACCAGGCGGACTCGTCGTCGGGTTACCCGGACTTCAAAGCACGCTGCATGCGCCTGTTCAAGAAACCTGGGCAGTTGGGTTTGATCTACCCGACCGCAGCCTAAGGTCGAACGAGAAAGCCCCGCACTGCGGGGCTTTTTTGTGGCATCAACGAAACTCTTTCATGCAGCCTGAGAATGCTTTGTTCTGGAAGTCGACGACGTAGCGCTCACGGTTCTTTTCGACTGACATCCTGGGCTTCTCGTATGCCAGCGCGATCAGCTCGTTCGTCATCGGGCCAAGCATGGGGTCCTCGTTATCGACCTTGGCCATCAGTTCCGACATGAGCGCGCCGTTCTGGCGAAGTGTCATGATCGAACCAGCCAACGACGATATCGACGTGCACACTTGCAAGCGCTCGGCGGCCGACGGCGCAGCAGCAGGATTTGGCGAGCCGTTCGAACAGGCGCACAAGAGAAGCACACTAACAGCTGCGGCGGTAGCACGGGTCATCCTTGAATCCTCAGTCGGTTCAACAAGCAGGCAAGCAGTCCGCCAGGCTCGCGCCCATTTCTGCAGCGTCCACATAGCCGTGCATTCGGTCAAGCAGGTCTTCGAGTTGAGGGTCTGTGAGGTCGGACATGTACTGAACGCCCTTCATTTCCAAGAAATGGGTGATCGCTGATTTCCAGTTGTGAGTATCAGCAATACGGACAACTGCGCGCATGGTCTTTGCTCGGTCCGAAACATCAACCGGCTGAAATTCTGCGTCTTCCAGAGAGCGGCGTTCTGATGCTGGCTGCTTAGCCGGCTTTTCGCTTCCGACCAGCCGCAACTCGGTCTTTTCCCCCAGCTTCCGCCTGGCGCGAAGAGCGATCAGCTCCGCCATCCGATCCAGCCTTTCCGACCTTTCCATCCACCTTCTCCTTCCGCGATTTGAACTTGAGCGCAAAGCGCTCTACATCGCTGTCGGAGACGGCTTCGATGTTCTGGTCTAAAACCTCATCGATCGCCAGCGCGAAAAATTCAGCGTCATCCTCGGTCTCTATGGCGAAGTGGCCGCCGCCTCCCTTGAGGGAAGCTCCGGTTGCCAAATGGACAGCGGCGGCAATCGTGTCCTTAGACAGTCGCGCAGGCTGAGACGTTTGCCGAACCGGCCCCTTGCCGGTGATCAGCCATTCCAGATTGACTCCGTAGTGCCTGCTCCAGTTGTAGAGGAACAGGCCGCCAGGGACCTTCGTGACGCCCTTTTCAATTTGGGACGTACTTTGCTTGGTCGTACCCGCGATCTTCCCGGCCTGCTCTAACGTCAGGCCAGCACCATCCCGCAGTTCTTGAAGTCTTTTGCCTACGCTCATGTCAATCAGTGTTGACTGAGGCGGGTAAATAGTGGTTGACCTCCTGCCGTAAACGATGGTTTACTGCGCCAATGAACGAACCCCTGACGAAGAAGGCAGTACGCGAGGCTCTCGGTTTTCAGTTTGACCGTGAGCTGGCCCAGTTCTTTGACACCACGAAGCAGGCGGTCAGCCGCTGGGGTGAGGACGAGCCGCTGCCTGACGGTCGTCAGTGGCAGGCGAGGGCGCTCCGCCCCGACGTTTTTGGAGTGGCGCCGTCCTCGGCCGTGCGTCAGGAGGCCGCATAAATGGCCGCTCGCGACTTCACCCGCTTCGAGCCGAATCCCGACGAGTCCGTCGAGGCCGTGGCCGCGATCATCACAGTCTGGGCCAACGAGCGGAACCTCACCGGCGCCCAAGTCCGCATGATCTTCGAGGGCGGAATGCTCGCCTCGCGCGCATTCCTGACCGATCTGATGCCCGCGGAGTTCAGCGGGGAGGGCGGCTAGATGAGCCTGAATTTCCGCCCGGTCTCGATCCCGACCCATCCGTCCTCTGACGGGTTGAGGTGCTCGCCGTCCAGCGTCCGATACGTCGGCAGGGACGTGAAGCTTGCCGCACCCCGGAAGGTGCTGGCGTCCCTCTGCGAAGTGGTGCGGACGATCTTCGTCGCGTTGCCGCTCTCGTCCTCGGCGTCCAGCCTTTCGACCTTGCTCATGTCGGCCTCCTGCGGCCTCTCGGTTGTGGTATCGGGAGCCTACCGCAGGAGTGCCGGCGCCTACCGCGGCGCGCCCGCTGCCGACCAAGCCAAGGCCGCCTGACATGCCCCTCGACTGGCTACGGCGCCTGATCCGCCGTTCCGCACCCAAGCCGATCGGGTTCCTTCCGGTGGTGATTCCGGATGGAGTCGCGGTCGCCCTGGTGTATCCCGGCCACCTCAATCCGGCCCAGCGCCAAGCGGTGCAGGCACACCTCGATGCATGGGCGAAGCCGAGAGGGATCAGCCCGATCGTGCTTGAGGGCGGCCTGCAGGTGCAGCTATCGCCGGTCCTAGGCGCTCGTGACAAATTCTTCGCCGGCGTCTTGGCTTCGGGATCGATTCTTACCCGGGCCCAAGTCAGGGCGTTCGAGGAGCGTAGCGCTCCACCTTCTCCGTCAGGAGACCCATCTGCCGAGTCAGCTCCGGACGGGTTTGATCCTCGCGGCCCGATCGCGCCTTCGCCTCCATCGACTTTGCTGCCATCAACGAAACGAGCCGATCCCACTGGTCGCGAAGAGCAGTCGGGTGAGGATGCGTCGTGATGAGCGCTTCGAGCATCAAGCCTTGCGCAAGCGTTTTCGCTTGCAGGTGTGCAATCGCAGTCGTTGTCTCCGCGACCCACTGCATCTCGTCCGAGTTCATTTCGTCCATGTCCGCCTCCGGTAGTGATCGGGTGTCTCAGCAACACCAATCCTATCGGCAGGCGGGCGCCTACCTCTCGCCGGTCATCAGCTTGGACAGGCCGATGACGCGCGCGGCCCGATCGGGTGGCATCTCCGCGGTCAGTTCCAAAAGCGCCTCGCTGACCTCCATCGAGAAACGGGGATCTGCCATGGCTCTTCGTGCCAGGGCAGACAAGACCCCCTCCATTGCCGTCATCAGCAGCAGCATCTCGAGCTTCAGCTCTTTGTCGTCCATGTCGCCCTCCGTGCGGGCTGTGTCTGTGGCCAGCGCAGCGTACCGCAGGGCGGGCGGCGCCTTTCTTCCCTGATTCGATCGTCTCCATGGCCGGCATCGTCCGGCATGGCGGCTCCCAGAACCACGTTCAGCGAGTTCCCCAATGAACATCACCGACGCCGCGCACAAGACCGTCAAGGACTATCCCGGTGGCAGCGAGGCTCTTGCGCCTCGGATCGCCATATCTGCGGCAGTGCTGCGCAACAAGGTCAATCCCAACAACTCGACGCACCACCTGACCCTGGCCGAGGCCAGCGAGATCATGGGCGTCACCGGTGACCACCGCATGCTGCACGCGCTGGCGGCCGAGCACGGCTACACGCTGCAGGCCACAGACGCGCCCAACGTCAACACGATCATGTGCGCGATGCTGGCGGCATCTGCGGCGAAGGGCGATCTCGCATCGATTCTCGCCCAGTCGTTGGCGGACAACCGAATCACGCCGAACGAGGCTGCTGACATCGCTCGGGCGTGCGCTGCAGTCCAGGCGGCGATGACCGAGGTCAGCCGCCACGCGAACGCCAAGGCAGCGGCGGGGCTGGTGCAGGCGTGAGCACTAACGCGCGTTATTCCCACGGAGCGCGGAAGGGCGGGCGCAATGCGCTCATGAACGCGACTGCCCGCGCCATCCGAATCGTACGGTTCAACTGGTTCTGCAGCGGCGCCCGTCTCGAATGCGAGAGGGCGCCGCGATGACTCAATCGTCCAATGGCGCTCGCATTGGAAAGCCGAGCACGTACTTCACAGACACGAAGCTGTCTGTGCCTTCGCTCACGCCGACGGTTCCTACAGCGATCAGGCTCCACCCCTCGTCAAGGAGTTTGTTGGCTTCGGCCTGCGTACGCGCCTCGTGCACCGAGGACATCCTAGTTAACGACTTGACGCTCATCCATGCAGCTCCTTCTGTTGGAGCCTCGAATCCTAGCGGGGTTCGGTGATGGCTGGCGACTGGATCAAGATGCGGACGAATCTCGCGACGAGTCCGAAAGTTGTCCGCATCGCGTCCGCATTGAATGCGGACAGGTTGCGCGTGATCGGCGGTTTGCACGCGGTCTGGTGCCTGTTCGACGCGCACTCTGACGACGGCATGCTCACCGGATACTCTCCGGCTGTTCTGGACGATCTGATCGGATGGCCCGGTTTTTCAGCGGCCATGATTGCCGTCGAATGGATGGCGGAAGAGGCCGGAAACCTCGTCATACCGCGGTTCGAGGAGCATAACGGGGCGTCCGCAAAGCGCCGAGCGCAGGAGGCTGACAGGAAGCGAAGCGTCCGCAATCTGTCCGCATCACCGTCCGCATCGGATGCGGACAAAAAGCGGACTAGAGAAGAGAAGAGAAGAGAAGAAGAGAAAGAACCCCCTAAGCCCCCCGCTGACGCGGCGGGCGCCCCGGTGAAATCTCGAAAGACGAAGTGCACCTTCCCGACCTTCGTCCAGGACTGCCGTGAGTCTGGCGTCAAGCCGATCCCGCCTGATGACCCGATCTTCGGGTTCTGCACCGATGCGGGGATCCCGAAGGAATTCCTCGAGCTCGCCTGGCGCGAGTTCGCGCTCAAGCACCGCGATTCGGGCCGGATGCAGAAGGACTGGCGCGCCCACTTCCGCAACGCCGTGCGCGGCAACTGGCACAAGCTCTGGTGGTTCCCGAACGACGGCCAATGCGACCTGACCACCGCCGGCGTGCAGCTCAAGCGAGCCCGAGAGGCTGAGCTGGCCGCGAAGCAGGGGCAGGCCGCGTGACCGGGACTGATGACATCGATCGGTTGGAATCGTTGTACGCGGCCAGGGCGGAGCCAGCTGATCGTTCGTTGCTGCGTGTTCCGCCGCATTCGATGGAGGCTGAGCAGGCGGTGATCGGTGGCCTGATGCTGCGCCCCGATGCGCTGGCCGACGTCGGCGACCTGCTGTCGGCGTCCGACTTCTACCGGCGCGAGCACGCTGCAATTTTCGAGGCGATCCTCGACCAGAAGGCGCGCGGCAAGCCTTTCGACGCGGTGACGCTGGGCGACTGGTTTGAGACCGCCGGCAAAGCCGAGATGGTCGATAACGGCGCGTACCTGGGCGAGCTCGTGTCGACGACCGCATCGGCCGCGAACGTGCGTGCCTATGCCGAGATCGTGGCGGACAAGGCGACGCTACGGCAGGTCATTGAGGTCGGCTCGGAGATCGTTGGCATCGGGTTCGATCCGGAGGGCCGGCAGGCTGCCGAGATCGTGTCGACAGGCGCTGCGAAGTTCGCCGCGCTGACGCTTCGCGGTGCGCGCGAGGGCAGTGGGTTGCGCATGATCGGCGCGGCGATGAAGGAGGCATGGGACGAGATCAACGGCCGCTTCGAGGGCTCGATCGAAATCGGCCTGACGCCGCCCTGGGAGAACGTGCGGGCGAAGCTGCCCGGTCTCGAGGACACGGACCTGATGGTCATTGCGGCGCGGCCAGGCATGGGCAAAACCGTGGCCGGGTTGGAGTTCGCAGACCACGCTGCACGTCAGGGCCGGAACGTCGCCTTCTTCTCGCTGGAGATGAGCCAGAAGCAGCTGGCAGTGCGGCTCGTCGCTCGCCGCGCGCGCGTCGACCAATCGCTGATGCGTCAGAAGGGCGCGCTGTCGAACGAGGACTGGGCGGAGATCAATGGCGCCTACAAGGATCTGCGCGGTCTGCCGCTGGCGATCGATGACACCGCGGAGCTGACGATCGAGGGCATCAAGGCGCGCGCGTCCCGAATGCACGCCAAGGTGCCCGGTGGCCTCGGCCTGATCGTCGTCGACTACATGCAGCTGATCAGCGGCGATGGCCGGCATGACGACAAGCGCCACGATGAGGTGACGAAGATCAGCCGTGGCCTGAAGCTGCTGGCCAAGGAACTGCGCAGCCCAGTCATCGCGCTGTCTCAGCTCAACCGCGGCGTCGAGGCACGGACCGACAAGCGGCCGCAGCTTTCAGACCTGCGCGAGTCCGGTGCGATCGAGCAGGACGCCGACATCATCGCGTTCCTCTATCGCGACGATTACTACACGAAAGAGGCGTGCGGAGCGCCGGGAATCGCGGAATTCATCATCGCGAAGCAACGCCAGGGCGCACTCGGCAAGGCATATCTCGAGCACCACCTGGAGTGCAGCCGCTTCGACGATTACCACGGCCCGACGCCCAGCTACAGCAGGAGTCGCGCGGGCAGTGCGAGCAACGACGGATTCGACGATGACCTGCCGTTGTCGGGTCGAGACCGTGCAGCTGGAGGACGCCGATGAACCGTAACCCCGATGAGTGCGTGACCACCGCGCAGCGTGTGCAGTGGCTGCGCAGCGAAGCCGACGACATGGAACGCGACCTGTCGCCTCAGGAGAACCCGCACGAGTTCTGCATGCCACGGCTCATGGCTTCGACCGGCCGTGACCTCGCGCGTCGCATGGAGCGCCGGGCGGAGCACGACCAGCGTGAGGCCGCGTGATGGGCGACCGGGCATTCCGCATCCACATGGCGCGCGTGCTGCTCAACGAGTGCCGGGCGCGCCGGCATAGCCGCGTGAACCGCGACTTCTACTGGAGCTTGTTCACGTCTGCGCAGAAGGCGCGCCGACAGGCCGCGGGCATGCGACAGCAGCCAGCGCAGGGAGGGCTGTTCGGATGAAGACTGCGGCCGCGAAGAAGATCCAGGCGAAGAGGGCGCGCCGGCCGATCTACCTGCTGGTGCGCAAGCTCGTGGACCCGGCAACCGGTGAAGAGGTCGGCGCGCTGGTGCCGGCGCATGACATCGATGCGCGCCTGCTCCGCGAGCGGAGGTTCCGCGTCGGCCGCGAGGTTCGCGCTGAGCTGAAGCAGCCGCGAAACCCGGGCTTCCACCGGCTGATGCACGCGGTCGGCAACCTGCTGGTGGACAACGTCGAAGAGTTCCGCGACCACAGCGGGCACAGCGCGATCAAGGCCATCCAGGCGAACACCGGTGTTTGCTGCGAGCCGATGGAGATTGACCTCGGGCCTCTGGGCAAGGTGACCGCACAGGTCGCGCGCAGCTTGGCGTTCGACGAAATGGACGATGACGAATTCGGGCTGCTGTTCGAGGCCGTCACCGCGTACATCGGCGAGCACTACGCGCACGTGCTGCTCGACGACGTGCGCGCGGAGTTCTGGCAGATGGTGCAGGGCGATCGGAGGGCGGCGTGATGAGGCTAACTCGGACGTCGGTTCACCAGGCGGTACAGCCAGCTGCTCGCATCGTGGTCGAGTCTCCTGACAGCAACAGCAGTTTGCTCGATACCTCTGACCATGTGATCAATCGCGTCGGAGAACTCGGCGGTAGCAGGCTCGCCATTTTTTGCACCCATATTGATCGCAGAGATCAGGTCGTCGGCAAGCCTCAGCAACTCGCTCGTAAGGGTGATGTGGGGTATCAGACGGTACTCGGGGAGATCATCAAGCCTGATGGAATCCAACGTGCGGCGAGCAGAGCGTACGGATTCGGGATTGATGTGGGTGAACTGCCCGCCGAGAACCATTTCATGCACGAGCGCCGCGTCGGACTTGATAGTCGTGACGGCGTAGTTCATCAGCGTCCGAATGGCTCTCGATCGCTTGCGGTCGAGCCTCACGTGCTGCGTGTTCGCGACCCAGATCGCGACAGCGATCGCTGCAATCGAGCCGATCGCCTGGACCCAAGCGGCCTGCCCCTCCGGCTTCAATGCACACCATCCGATCCAGCTGCAGTCCATGGCATCCCCCTGTGTGGAGCCCGAGCATGAAGCGCGGCCGCTCCACCGGCAATCCCAATGCCGCCGAGCGCGCGTGGATCGACACCGTGAAGCGCCTCGGCTGCCTGTGCTGCATCGCGCGCGGCTATCCGCATGACCAGGACGGGCCGGCCGTCGAGGCGCATCACCTCCTGTCCGGCGGCATCCGCCGCGGGCACCTCCACACCTTGGGGCTCTGCGCCTGGCACCACCGCGGCCGGTTGATCGTCAACGGCTGGTCGCACACCCAACACCGCACGCAGCTCGGGCCATCGCTGGCCGAGGGCAGCGTCCCATTCCACGCGGCGTTCGGCGACGACGAATCGCTGATGGCCGCGCAACACCGACTGATCGAACAGAGCTCGAGGAAAGCAGCATGACGAAGCAACAGCATGAGCAGGCCCGACTGGCCGGCGAGATGGCGCGGCGCGCGGGCCGCGGTCGGGACAAGTGCCCGCTCTACGCGATGGGCGCGGACGGACAGAAGCTCCGCGAGGCCTGGTACGCCGGCTGGGATGCGGCCAACGAAGAGAGGGCTGCGGCATGAAGGCGCGTCCGGCGAGTTCGAGAATCGTCGCGTGGCTGGAGGCGCACGAAGGCGAGCAGACCGTGCACGACATCGCGACTGGCCTCGGGCACCAGCGAGGCACGCGCGAGTACAAGGCTATCGGCCGTGCGATATGCCGGCTCGATGACGACGGTGCCGTCGACAGCGGATGGCTGGATGGCAAGACCAAGCACTACAGCTTCAAGAAGCCGCTTCGAGCGGCGGGCCGCGTGCAGCCGTCGCTCCTGCACCGGCGCAAGTCGGCGCAGGCGCTGGGGCTGATTCCAGCACCGGTCGGCCGCGTGCGCAGCGCTGAAATGGCGTCGCGGCCTGCTTATCGCGCTGAGACCGTCGCCGAGTTCGTAGCGGGCGGCGGAAAGATCGAGCACGTGCAGGGATTCGAGGCGGTGCGCCCGTACGTGGCGCGGCCGGCGTGGAGGTCGGCAGCATGAACACGATCCTTGCCATCGACCCCGGCACCACGGAGAGCGGTGTCGTCGTGTTCCGCGACGGACGCATCCTACATACCGAGGTCTGCGACAACGTGCGTGCGCTCCATCTGGTGCGTACCGTGAATGCGAACGTGCTCGCGCTGGAGATGGTCGCCAGCTACGGCATGGCGGTCGGCAAGGAAGTGTTCCGCACCGTCTGGTGGACCGGCCGCTTCGCCGAGGCGTGGTCGCAGCGCACCGAATGCCTGCCGCGCGAAGTCTTCCGCCAAGAGGTGAAGTTGCACCTGTGCGCATCGCCGCGCGCAAAAGACGCCAACATCCGGCAGGCGTTGATCGATCTGCTCGGGCCGCAGGGCACCAAGAAGGCGCCCGGGCCTACGTTCGGCGTGAAGTCGCACGGGTGGGCCGCTCTAGCCGTCGCTGTCACGGCCGCGGGTCTACGCCCCGACCACATGCAGCAGCAGGGGAGGGCCGCCGCTTGACCCAGACAGACGAGCTGAAGCGGCTGATCCCGACGGAGACCGAGCTGTGCTCGATCTTCATGCGCGACTTCAACGAGCAGCCCGGCTGGATCTGTTACCCGGAGACGGGCGGCTTCGACGTGCTCGTCGCACACGAGAGCGGGCGCCAGATCGGCGTCGAGGCTAAGCTGCAGCTCAACGCGAAGGTCGCCGATCAGATTCTCCCGAGCAACTCGTCGATGGCGTGGTCGCGGCAGGGGCCTGACCATCGACTGGTCATCGTCCGAAGCATCACCGAGGCGAACGCCGGTATCGCGAAGATGCTCGGGCAACTCGGCGTCAGCGTGTGGGCGCCGCGCGTCGACACGCGCCTGCTGAAGGACGGAAGCTGGAACAGCGAGACGTACGCGCACTTCCACATCCACCACGAGATGTGGGCCGACGGGACGGTTGCTCAGGCGCCGACGAGTTACGGCGGTCGCGAGGCCTACCACTCCTATGTCGGCCTGTTCGACTGGAACCCGGAACAGCGCATCGATCTTCCCGCCGCGGTGCCGACGGTACCCGCCGGCGTCCCGGCACCGGTACGGATGACGCCTTGGAAGCAGGCTGCGGTGCGCGTGCTCGCAAGGCTGCGCGTGCAGGGCGCCATCACCGCGCGCGAGATCGCCGCTGAGGGCTGCAGCCCTTCGATGTGGACGCAGCGCTGGCTCGACCATGGATCCGGTCGCGGTCAGTGGGTGGAGTCGGCGCGCATGCCGAAATTCGACGAGCAGCATCCCGAGCTGTACGCGATCGCGCTGGAGAACGCGCAGGCGGCGAACGCCGAGGCCCGCGCCGCATGAACCTGGTGCCCGGAAACCTCACGCGACCCGAGGCCGCCGCCGACCAGCGCATGCGCAAGCGCTACCGCGCGGCGATCCGGAAGCGAGGCCTATGCGCGTTCTGCGCCTGCCGCCAGACCACGCTCGGCGTCGCGCACTGCCGCGACCAGCCCGGCAGGCAGATGGGCATGTGCCAGGACGACGGCCGGCTGCCGGCGTTCCGACTGGACGACACCACGATCGATGAATTCCGCGAGGCGGCGTAGGAGAACCCATGGCACAGATCGATACATTCGGGCTCTACGTTCGCCGGCGGCTAGATCGCTGGGGCGAGGTCTTCGCGCTGGCCAAAGATGGCGAGTACCTGGGGCACCAGTCGAAGAACATGCTGCAGGTGCTGATCGAGCACCGCGGCGAGATGCCCGAGCGCACTCAGGGCTTCAAGCCGATGGAGATCGACGATCAGGCGATGCAGATCGAGCTCATGGTTTCGGACGTTGCTCGGACGGACCTGCCGATGGCGTGCGTTCTTCGGGGCTTCTACTGCGGCTCGGGCCGGCGGAAGGTGGAACGGTGGGGACAGGCGAACGAATTACTGCAGGCCCATCGGCTGCGGACCGTATCGGTCCGTTCGTATCTGGCGACGGCGGAACTGGGATTTGAGCGGATACGCGGCCGCCTTGAGGGCTTTGAGATGGCTGCGTGAGAATGCTTTGCGCGCGGATCATCTCGGTCGTCACCGTGATCACCGTGTAACTGGTGAGCGGGAGCGATACGAGGAGGAGTGCAAATAGCCACCATGGGCCCGGGGTTCCCCGCTTATCGTTCGGTCTCAGTATCCAACGCAGTTGGCCGATCGCACTTCCGATCCGAGCTGAGAAGAAAAGAAAAAGTACCAGCCACAAGCCGTAAAGGATCTTCGAGTCGCTTACTTTTGCCGCGATGTTCAGTGCGACGACTACGATCAGCCATTCGGCAGATTTGAGTAGCCACTCCCCAGACTTCTCTGTTCCCTCGATGAGGCTGTCCATTCGGTCTTCCATGCTCGCTCTCGTTGACAGGTGTGCACCTCAAGAGTAACTTTCCCGGCACGGTGGCAGTACTGCCTCCGCACGAAGCCCTGACCTGACCGGTCGGGGCTTTTTCGTTCCCGCGGGTCTGGATTGGGAGCCTCCCGGTCGCCCGCACTTCCTTCGCCCGACATCCCCAACCGGACCGACCATCGAGCCTAGCCGGGCGCGGTGCGGGCACCTATTGCGAGACCGTCATGCGCCTCACGACCAATTTCACGCTGGCGGAGCTGACGGTCACGACGACCGGCCTGCCGAACACCCCGACGCCGGCGGAGGTCGCGCACCTGGCAGCGCTCGCGGGCAAGATCCTGCAGCCGCTGCGCGATGACCTCCGCCGGCCGGTGCTGGTGAACAGCGCGTTCCGGTCGGAGCGCGTGAACCGCGCGGTGGGCGGTACAGCAACGTCGCAGCACCGGCTGGGCCAGGCTGCGGATATCCGTGTCGACGGCATGACCTCGCGCGCGCTGGCGCAGCGAATCATCGACCTGCGGCTGCCGTTCGACCAGGTGATCGAGGAGTTCGGCCGCTGGGTGCACGTGAGCTTGGGCCCGCGGCATCGCCGGCAGGTGCTGACGGCGACCTCGAGCGGTGGGCGGACGGTCTACGTCCCGGGCTTGACTCGATGAGCAGCGCCGAGATCGCGCCCTGGTGGGTGGCGGGCGGCGCCGCGGCTCTGTGGATCGCCCGTGAGTTCATCGGCGCTGTGCTCAACCGGAAACAGGACAAGGCCGAAGCGGACGGCAACGTCGCGCTTCTGGCCGGTCTGACGTCGCGCATCGAGTCGCTGGAGCAGTCGCAGGTCGCGCTTGGGCTGCAGTTGGCCGAGGAAATGAAGCTGCGCATGACGGCGCAGGAAGAGGCCCATCGCCTGCGCCTGAGGGTGATGACGCTGGAGTCGTCGCTCCGCGGCCTGGGTGCGGTCATTCCGCCCGAGGTGCCGGCATGAAACTTCTGGGCTGGCTGGTCACCGCGCTGGTGATCGCCTCCCTGTGGGGAGCGTTCGCGACGTGGCGCTGGTCGAGCGCATCGGCGCGCTGCGACACCCGAATCGCTGAGCAGCGGCTGGCAGATGCAGAAGCGGCCGCGAAGGACCAGGCCAAGGCGCTGGAGGTGGCCGCCGGCATCTGGACGACGGAGCGGACCTCGATCCGCGGCGAGCAGACCACCGCCGCCGGCAACACCCACACCCGCGAGACGCTGATCCGCGAGGTGCGCGTGACCGGTGAGTGCGTCATGCCCGCCGGTCTGCCGAGCCTGGCCCCGGCAGTGAAGGAGGCACGTGATGCAGCGCAGGACTGAAACCGGTTTTTGCCAGAACGGGCAAAAACCTGTGGCGCTGCTGCTGGCCGGCTTGCTGCTGGTGCTGGCGGGCTGCGGTGGCCGGCAGACCCGCGCCGACGCCCCGCTGATCACGCCGTGCCTGGAAGCGCCGACCGCCTACGTGCCGGACGAGCCGGTGCCGCCGGCTGAGGGCGCGCCAATCCCCGACAGCTACGTCGTAGCCCTGAAGGGCTGGGCGAACAGCCTTCTCGGCGTGGTGACGCAGGACCGCATCGCGTGGCGCGGTGAGCGCCGGTGCATTCGGCGGTTCCAAGAAGCGGGGCAGATCAGATGAGGCCGTAAAGGGCGACGCGAAGGCGCCACCCTTCACACGACGTTCCCTTAGGCAGGCGGGACGCCGGGATCGCCCGGGCCGCCGGAGCACATATCTGCAATGCACGGCAGGATGATGGTTCTGTAGCAGAAGTCTGCATCCCCGGTGTCTAGGTAGCACTCCACGTACCTGGCCTCGCAATCGGGCATCGGCGGGCAAATCGGGGTTGCGGCAGCCGTACCAAACAGCGATGCGAATGCAGCGGCAGCCAGCGTTTTCAATTTCCCATTCATCACTCTCTCCTCATGAGCCCATGACAGGCGGGTTGGCAATGACGTGCACGCGAGCGGGGGAGGTCAGGTCAGCCAGCGATGAAGCAGTAGCCGGACTCGTCGCATTCGTACGAATACGTCCACACCCCGAGACATTGGTAAACGATGTAGCCATAAGTACCGGTCATGACTCGGGCGTCTTCTTGCCCTTCCACGCATGGCGTTCCTTCAATGGCATGAGCACTGCCAGGAATGGACATCAGCGCAGCACCGCACGCGACTGCAAACCCCAGAATTACGCCTTTCATCTTGGTCTCCCGATAGTGAGTTGAGTCGGTGGAGGCCGACAACGCCACAGATACCGCAGTAAGCACAGCGGCGCTTCGGCAATAGCCCTAGCTCAACGTAGGAAAATCCTGATCGGTCATCGCCTGCATCGCGAAACAGCGGGGCTGTGACGGTCGTGCTGTGATACCTGCTGCTCAATGCACTGGGCAAGTTCGTGCGGCGCTGGTCAACGAGCGGTTTGTATCTCAAGCATTGGTCGAACCAAAGATCGACACGGGCGAGAGCCTGTGACAGGAAACCCAATTTGCGGGCTGGTTTGCTGTTAGAAATTCCAGGTCACATGACGTGACGATACGGAGATCGACAGATGAGGAAGCTGATCAGTGCCGCGTCCGGCGTTTTGCTCCTGGCCGCGATGTTCTCTCCCGCAATTGCGCTCGCTACCGACCCACGCCCGCCACCGCCGCCATGCATCGGAGAGCCGATCTGCATCGCAGCTGACGCGGATGGCAATCTGTGGGTCTGCGGCCCTACCGGCACGTGCATCCCTTGGACCACGTCGCAGCCGCCCCTTGAGCCCTGACGTCATCTGCTAAGTACCGACGCCCGCGAAAGCGGGCGTTTTCATTTCTGGTCAATCACAAGCGATTAGGGGACAGATCCGATGACCGAGCAATACACCGATGCGGCGCTGGCCGCTGCGTTCAATTCGTGGATGGACGAGTACGTGAACCACCCGGAACGCTTCAGCGACACAACCGCCGCCGCGCTGAAGCATCTGCGTGAGCGGATCGACGGTCGGGAGCCGACGTACGGCGAGGTCTCCGCGGCCACTCTCAAGGCGTATCTGGCGCGCGGCTGATGGCTTCCTCAAGCATTACCGTCCGGATCCGTGTCGCTTGGTGGCTGCACTGGTACGTCGGCAGCGTCGCGATGTTCGCGCGCCTTCCAGGCATGGAGCCGGACCCGGTGAAGGTGGAGTACTGGGTGCGCCGCGCGTGCCGCGTGCAGGTGGTCCACTGATGAGCAAGGCAACCCTCGGCCGCGACGTCGCCCCGCTTCTGCTAAAGGCGATGGGCTTGCCGCACACGGCCTGCCTGTCCGTCGATCTGGAGATGCCGGCAGCTGGTCCCGTCACGGTGGTCGCGCGCTTCAAGTTGATGCCCGATGCGCTGGCAGCATTCTCCGCGGCATTGGGTGGCCGTGGCGAGCCAGCCACGCCGGGGCAGGGCTACCAGCCGCGCGAGTGCGAGCGCACGCCGTCGCCTGGTGCCGAGTGATGGGCAGGCTCAAGTGCATCCCGCCGCGCGTCACCCCGGCGCCCGGTCGCCTGCAGCAGGCAGGCACCCCGAGCCAGCACCGCATCACCGGGCGACGCCTCCAGAGCCGCAGGCTCCGTGTGTGGGCGAAGGATCCGCACTGCGTGGATTGCAGCGAGCTGACCGTTTACCCGGATGGCTTCGAGCTCGACCACGAGGTGGCGCTGGTCAACGGAGGCCAAGACACCGACGAGAACAGCCGCGTGCGCTGCCATCGTTGCCACAAGACGAAGACGGCCATCGACCTTGGCCGTCAACCCGCATGAACCGGCTCGAACGGTCCAAACTGAACGAAACCGGTCTTCGGTCAGGCTCATGTGAAGGCGAAGCTGAACGACTGTGGATAAGTCGGGGGGATGGTCGAAACCTGAACGACCAAGCATCCGGAAACCGATCCGCCTCCCACGCGCAGCTTTTTTCCTCGGCCGGAGATTTCGGCCAGAACCCGATTTTTGAGCAGAAACGCTGATATGGCCCGACCCCCGTTCAAACCGACCCCGGCGATGCGCAAACGCGTTGCGATCGCTGCCGGCGCGGGCATGTCGCACGAGGAAATCGCGCTCGGCCTGGGCATCGCCCGCAACACGCTGGCAAAGCACTTCGAGAAGGAGCTGTCGACCGGTGCATACGAGAAGCGCCTGGCTGTGCTGGACGCGATGCACCGCGCGGCGCTGAAGGGGAACGTGGCCGCGCAGAAGGCCTACGTCGCGCTGACGCCGCAGGCCGCCGCGCCGCCGGTGGCGAAGGAGAAGCCACTCGGCAAGAAAGAACAGGCCCAGGCCGACGCGGTCACCGCGGGGCAGGGCACGGAGTGGGGCGACCTGATCGGCCCGAACGTCACGCCGATCCGGAAGTCGGCCGCCTGACATGGCTTGGGACCTTTCGTGCCCTGACTGGTGGCAGCGCCTCCAGTCGGGGCGGTCGCTCGTGCCAGATCTGCCCCTGTGGGCTGGGGAGGGTGAGCGCGCGGTTCGGATCTTCAACAAGCTGCGTCTGGCCGATGTGCCGGGTACGCCGACGATGGAGGAAGCGGGGGGCGACTGGTTCCGCGGCATCGTTCGCGCCATGTTCGGCTGCGTGAACCCGGAGACGCGCGAGCGGATGATCCGCGAGTTGTTCGCCTTGGTCCCGAAGAAGAACAGCAAGACGACCGACGGCGCGCTGCTGATGGTCACTGCTCTTCTGCTCAACCAGCGTCCCCGCGCCGGCTTCGTGATGACGGCGCCGGTGCAGGACGTCGCAAGCCTCGCCTATGAGGCGGCCGCGGGCGCGATCGATCTGGATCCGGTGCTCGAGAAGAAGTTCCACACACGCCACCACCTGAAAACGATCATCCATCGGGAGACGAAGGCCGAACTCGAGATCATGACCTTCGATCCCTCGGTGCTGACCGGGCAGAAGATCTCCGGCGGCGCGCTGATCGACGAGCTGCATGTCTGCGCCAAGATGGCGAAGGCGCCGAAGGCGCTGCGCCAGATCCGCGGCGGCATGCTGCCGTTCCCCGAGTCGTTCCTGGCTTTCATCACGACGCAGAGTGACGAGGCGCCGGTCGGCGTGTTCGCTGACGAGCTGACCAAGGCGCGCGACATCCGCGACGGCAAGCGCGAGGGCGCGATGCTGCCGGTGCTGTTTGAGTTCCCGAAGGACGTGCAGGAGTCGAAGGACCGGCAGTGGGAGGATCCGGCGCTATGGCCGCTGGTCACGCCGAACCTGGGCAAGTCGATCACGCTGGAGCGGCTGAAGTCCGACCACGCCGATGCGAAGGCGACCAGCGAGGCGGAGCTGCGGGTCTGGGCGTCGCAGCATTTGAACATCCAGATCGGCATGGCGCTGCACGGCGCCGGCTGGTCGGGCGCCGAATTCTGGGAACGGTGCGAGCGCCGCGGCGTCGATCTCGATTACCTGCTGGCGTGGTCCGAGGTGATCGACTTCGGCATCGACGGCGGCGGCCTGGACGATCTTCTGGGCGCCGCGGCGGTCGGCCGGCACAAGGAGACCGGCGAGTGGCTGGTCTGGACGCATGCCTGGGCGCACCCGTCGGTGCTCGAGCGGCGCAAGGAGATCGACGCGCACCTGCGCGGGTTCGCGCGCGACGGCCACCTGACGCTGGTGTCGCAGATCGGCGAGGACGTGGACCAGGTCGCGGAGATCGTGGCGTCGGTCGAGGAGGCCGGCCTGCTGGACCTGGTTGGCGTCGACCCGGCCGGCGTCGGTGCGGTACTCGACGCGCTGGAAGCGGCCGGCGTGCCGGCGGAGAAGATCAAGGCGGTGTCGCAGGGATGGAAGCTCACGGGGCCGATCAAGACGGCAGAGCGAAAGCTGGCCGAGGGCGCGCTGATCCACGGCGGACAGCCGCTGATGGCGTGGTGCGTCGGCAACGCAAAGGTGGTGCCGGTCGGCAACGCTGTGAACATCACCAAGCAGGCTAGCGGCACCGCGAAGATCGACCCGCTGATGGCGGTGTTCAACGCGGTATCGCTGATGGCGCTTAACCCAGCGGCACCCGGCAGTAAGTACCAGATGATGTTCATCTGACCGCAGCACGACCCGACACACAAGGCCCGCACACAGCGGGCCTTTCGCGTTTCAGGAGCAACGCAATGAACCGAGCCTATTCGCTGCTGGAAATCAAGGCCGTCGATGACGACGAGCGACTGATCGAAGGCATCGCCACGACGCCGAAAACCGACCGCATGGGCGACATCGTCGAATCCGACGGCGCGGAGTTCACCTTGCCGATCCCGCTGCTCTGGCAGCACGACGCCGGGCGACCGATCGGCCACGTGATCGAGGCGAAGGTCACGCCGGAAGGTATCCGCATCAAGGCGCGCATCGAGCGCGAGCAAGAGCCTGGCGCGCTGAAGGATCTGCTCGACCTCGCTTGGGGTGCGATCAAGAAGAAACTCGTGCGCGGCCTTTCGATCGGCTTCAACGCGCTCGAGTGGAGCGACATCAAGGACACCTACGGCCGCCGCTTCACGAAGTGGGACTGGCTCGAGCTTTCCGCAGTGACGATTCCGGCCAACGCCGGCGCGTCCATCCAGACCGTCAAGTCGTTCGACATCGGCCTGCCTGCCTCGTCTGGCACCAAGGAAGTCCCTGTAGTGCGTCTCGACACCAAGCCCGGCGCTTCGGGCAGCAAGACCAACACCAACCCGAAGCCCCAGGAGGGCAGCATGGATACCGCAACCCAGATCAAGCAGTTCGAAGACACCCGCGCGACCAAGTCGACGCGCATGGGTGAAATCATGAAGGCGGCCGGCGAGACCGGCTCGACCCTCGACGCATCGCAGGAGGAGGAGTACGACACCCTCGCCGGCGAGGTGAAGTCGATCGATGCACACCTCAAGCGTCTGCGCGACTTCGAGTCGGCCCAGGCGGCGACCGCCACGCCGATCACGGCCAAGACCGGCAGTAACCCGGACGACGCTTCGGCTGCCCGCAGCGGCGCTCCGATGATCGTCAAGAGCGTCAAGAACGAGGAGCCCGGCATCGGCTTTACCAAGTTCGCGCTGGCGATGTACGCCGGCAAGGGCGATGTGTCGAGCGCCAAGGCGTTCGCTGATCACGCGTTCGGCAACGACACCCGCCTGCAGAACGTCATGAAGGCCGCGGTCGCCGCCGGCACCACGACCGATCCGGCATGGGCCGGCAGCCTGGTGGACTACCAGAACCTGTCGAGCGAGTTCGTCGAGTTCCTGCGCCCGCGCACGATCCTCGGCCAGCTCGGTCAAGGCGGCATCCCCGGACTGCGCCGCGTGCCGTTCAACGTGCGCATCCCTGGCAAGACTGCCAAGGGTCGCGCGCAGTGGGTCGGCGAAGGTTTCCGTAAGCCGGTCACGAAATCGGGCTATGAGGCCGCCGAGCTGAAGTGGGCGAAGATCGCGGCGATCTCGGTCGTGACCGAAGAGCTGGCGCGCTTCTCGGACCCGTCGATCCAGCTACTGGTGCGCGACGATCTGTCCGAAGCGGTCATCGAGCGTATGGACGAGGACTTCGTGGATCCGGCGAAGGCAGCCGGCACCGGTGCGAGCCTGTCCCCGGCGTCGATCACCAACGGCGTCACGCCGACCCCGGCTACCGGCGACGTGGATGCCGATATCGCGGCTCTATGGGCCACGGCTGATGCCACGGACCTGCCGGTTTCCAGCGCGGTCTACATCACCGACAGCGCGACAGCGCGCCAGTTGGTGCGCCGCAAGAACCCGCTGGGCAACCGCGAGTACCCGAACGTCACCATGAGCGGCGGCAACATCGATGGCGTGCCGTTGGTGGTGTCGAACTACGTGCCGGCGGGCACCTTCATCCTGGCCTTCACGAGCGAGATCTATCTCGCCGACGACGGCATCGTGACGATCGACATGAGCCGCGAGGCCACGATCATCATGGATGACGACGCGACGGCCACGCCGACGCTGGCGCAGATCCAGAGCATGTTCCAGACGAACCAGCTCGCGATCCGTGCAGAGCGCTACGTCAACTGGAAGAAGCGCCGCCCGCAGGCGGTGGCCTACCTCTCCGGCGTCGACTGGACGCCGGCGGTGCCGGTCACTCCGGGCGACGACGACTGACCCGACGGAGCAACGCCCGCCCGGTTCGCCGGGCGGGCTTCCCGCCACTCCGGAGTACGAAATGAAGAAAGTAAAGATGATCGCGCTGAAGCCGATCCGCGGCGTTGCCGTGGGCCAGACCTTCAACGCGGCGCCGGCCTACGCGCGGATCTGGACGGCGTCGGGCCATGCGAAGGCATACACGGCCGAGGATCCGCAGGCGCCGGCTGCCAAGCCCAGCGAGACGAAGCCCGCGGCCGAGTCCAAGCCTGCCGGGCCTGCGAAGAAGCGCGCCTACAAGCGGCGTGACGCCAAGCCCAGCGAGACGAAGTAAATGACATTCACCCCTGGCGAGATCGCACTCGAGTACGCACTGAAGAAGTACGGCTCGGCTGCGCTGTCGCCTGTCGGCAGCACCTCTGGCGGGGGATGGATTCCCGTTATCCGTGAGCCTTACACCGGCGCATGGCAGGAGAACAAGGAGCTGGCCGTCAAGGACGTGCTGGGCTTCTACGCGGTATACGCGTGCGTGACCCTGATCGCTGGCGACATGGGGAAGATGCCGATCAAGCTCGTCGAGGAAGGTGCCGACGGCATCTGGCGCAAGGTTAACGACGGCTCGCCCTACTGGAAGGTGCTGAAGAAGCCCAACCGGTTCCAGATTCGTAGCAAGTTCGTGCAGCAATGGTTGATCTCGAAGCTGACCCGGGGCAACGCCTACGCGCTGAAGGTCCGCGACCAGCGCGGCATCGTGGCCGAGCTGTACATCCTCGACCCCGGCCGGGTGACGCCGCTGGTGTCGGAGAGTGGCGACGTGTTCTACCAGCTCAAGCGCGACGATCTCTCTGGCGTGGGTGACGATGTGACTGTGCCGGCGCGCGAGATCATCCACGACACGATGATCCCGCTGTATCACCCGTTGATGGGCGTGTCGCCGATCTACGCGTGCGGTATGTCCGCAGGGCACGGACTCAAGATCCAGACGAGCGCGGCGCAGTTCTTCGAGAAGGGCGCGCGGCCGGGCGGTGTTCTCACTGCGCCAGGCGCTATCGGCGATGACACGGCGAAGCGCATCAAGGACCACTGGGACGCGAACTACAGCGGCGTCAACGCCGGAAAGGTCGCGGTTCTAGGCGATGGCCTGAAGTTCGAGGCGATGTCGGCGACCGCGATCGACTCGCAGCTGATCGAGCAGCTGAAGCTGACGGCAGAGCAAGTGTGCTCGGCGTTCCACGTGCCGGCCTACAAGGTCGGCGTGGGGCCGACCCCCACCTACGCGAACGCGCAGGTCCTGAACCAGATCTACTACTCCGACTGCCTGCAGGCCCTGATCGAAGACGCGGAGGCGTCGCTGGATCACGGGCTTGAGCTGCCCAGCCGGTACGGAACAGAGTTCGACCTCGAATACCTGCTGATGATGGATTCAGAGACGCAGATGAAGGTCGCCACGGAGGGCATGAAGGCCGGTCTGATGAAGCCCGATGAAGGCCGGAGGCGACTGAACCTCGAGCCTGTAGAAGGTGGCGACACGCCGTACCTGCAGCAACAGAACTATTCCCTGGCCGCGCTCGCGCGCCGCGACGCACTGGCCGATCCGTTCGGGCGGTCATCGGCGGCTTCAGGGCCCGCTGAATCAGCAACTGATCAGACCGACAAGGCCCTGCACGCACTGTGGCGCCGCGCGCCGGAGACCCTGACCCATGTTTGATGTGCAGAAGTTCGTTGGCGAGCTGCAGGATTACATCGGAAAGGCCCTGAAGCCGCTGGCTGATCGCGTCAAGGCGCTGGAGGAACGCGAGCCCGCTCGAGGAGAGCCGGGCCGAGACGGCGCCGATGGACGTGATGGCCAGGACGCGCCACCTGTCAGCGAAGCCCGACTGCGCGATGCCCTGTCGCCAGCCCTGGCCAAGCACGTCGCCGACTGGCTGGCTGCGAACCCGCCGACACCTGGCGCAGATGGTGCGAACGGTCGCGATGGCGTAGACGGTGCGAGCGTCAACATGGACCAGGTCGAGCAGATCGTCGCAGCGCGCCTGGATGAGATCGAGCGCGAAGCGGCGGTGCAGGTGCAGGCCGCAATCGACGCCTTGCCGGTACCCCAGGATGGGGAGAATGGTCGCCCCGGAGCCGACGGCGCGCCAGGCCGAGATGGCGCATCAATCACGCTGGACGACGTTCGTCCCATGCTGGAGGCCGAGCTGGCGAAATGGGCGCTGGACTTCGAGCGCCGCGCGCAGGGCGTGCTGGAGCGCGCTGTGGAGCGAATCCCTGCACCGCCTGCAGGGAAGGACGGCCGTGATGGCGTAGACGGCAAAAACGGCCGCGACGGCCTCGCCCTGAGGCATCTGTCCGTGGAGCAGGTCGACGAACGCACCATGACTCTTACGCTGCGCGATGACGAGCGGGTTGAGCACGTGCATTTGGCTTTTCCGGTCGTCATCGACCGTGGCGTGTACCGAGAGGGTGATTCGCTCTACGAGAAGGGCGACGGCGTCAGCTTCGGCGGCTCGTTCTGGATCGCCCAGAAGGACGCTCCGGACGGGAAGCCTGGAATGTCCAGCGACTGGCGCCTGGCAGTCAAGAAAGGCCGAGACGGCAAGGATGGTCGCAACGGTATCGACTTCACGAAGCAGGTGAAGCCATGAGAATCATCACCCCCGAGCGCGTTGCAATCGCCATCCGAGCCGACTCCGACGAAGATCTGGCGTATCTCGAGCGACTCGCAGAGGAGGCGTCGCAGATCGTCCTCGACTACCTGAAGCAGTGGCCTGAAACGTGGACTGGGCCGGACGACGTGCCTCTGCACATCCAGTCCGCAACCGCGCTGGTCGCAATCTCGCTTGATGAGAAGCGCGACGAGAATCCGATCAACGAAGGCGTGCGCAGCATCCTGATGCGCAGTCGCGATCCGGCGTTCGCATGATGGCCGTAGCATCCGGCGGCCGGCCCAACCTCATCCGAATCGAGAGGCAGGAGACGGTGACGAATGACTTTGGCGAAGAGATCGGCGTCGAGTGGGTCGAAGTCGCGCGCGTGCGGGCCAGGATGACCAACAAGCTGAGCGCGACGGCCGAGGCTGTGGCCTCCGGCGCTACGGCATACCGAGAGACGGTGCAGTTCGACATCCGCCCCCGCGACATCGACTCGTCGTGGCGCATCGTCCACCGCGGCAAGGTCTACGACATCAAGTCGGCCGGCACGTCGAACGACGGCAGCGAGACGGCGGTGATCGCCGTAGCGGGATTGAACAATGGCTGATCTACCAGATCGTCCGGTCCCGCCGCCGCCGCGCATTCAGTACTACGGGATAGGCGGTCCCCTGATGTTCGACTCCCCGGCGGAATTGGCCGCATGGAAGGCAGAGTCGTGGTGGAGGCTATTGCTGGGCCTGACCGCATACGACCGCAAGCTCTCGAAGCACGGGCGGGGCTGACCGTGAGCATCACCGTCGGCATCCGCGGCCTCGGGGCACTGGCGGAGGACTTCTCGCGCTTGGCGAAAGGTGCGCAGAAGCGCGTGCTGCGACAGGCAACGATGGCCGGCGCACGCGTCGGGCGCAATGCGATCCGAGATGCCGCCCCGGTGGACGAGGGCATCACTCGCAAGAACGTGGTCGCGGCAGCAGCAAAGCAGAACGAGCCCGGCACCTTCACCTCCGGCGTGCGCGTGCGGGGCGAGCGGCGCGACGACGGCACCAGCCCGGCATTCACGTGGCGGTTCTCCGAGCTCGGCACCAGTCGCGAGCCAGCGCGGCCGTGGATCCGTCCCACCTGGGACAGCAATGAGGACGAGATCGCCGTCGCGGTGCGTGACCGGCTGGCGGGCGCAATCGACGAAGCACTGGGACGCCGATGATCGAGACGCTGATCCAGAACCGGCTGCGCGCGCTGGCCGGCGGGCGCGTGTACGGCGGCGTCGCCCCTGACGCGGTCGCGCGGCCGTACATCACGCACTTCCACATGGGCGGCGAGCTCGGCGTGACCTTCTGCGGCCCGGACGGCAGCGACGAGGGCAGCGTCCAGATCGACTGCTGGGCCGCCAGCCGCGGCGAGGCGACGACGATCGCCTGGCAGGTCTTCCACGCCCTGAAAGCGCAGGGCGCCGATTTCGCCGTCGATTCGATTCGCCGGCTCCCGAGCGCGTACGAACCGGACACGAAGCTGCACCGCGTGTCGTGGGAAGTCGCCATCACCACCACCACACCCGACTGAGAGGTATCGCCACCATGGCTTCCAAGCACACGCGCGCGCAGGGCACCCGCATCATGATCTCCGCGCTTCCCATCGACACGCTCACCACGGCCACGCCGGACAACGAGGACTACATCACCCTCGGGTGCACGATGAAGTCGTACAACCGCGCCGGCGGCCAGCGCACGGAAACCGATATCTCGACCTTCTGCTCCGAGGTCGTCGAGAAGGACTTCGGCTTGAAGGACAACGGCACGGTCACGTTCTCGGGCAACTACTACGACGGCGACGACGCGCAGGATCTGCTGCGCGAGGCGGAAGAGGCGGGCGATCGTCACGAGTTCCGGGTCATCGACAGCCGGAATCGCGAGGCGCGCTACCTGGGCGTCATCACGCAGACCAGCGAGGAAGCAAGCGTCAACGGCTCGTGGAATGCGACTTTCACGATCGCCATCGTGAGCCGCATCATCCGTGAAGCGTATACGACCTGATGGCTACCAAGCATGGCATCCGCGCCCTCGCCACGGCCTCGCTCGCGCCCTTCAAGCACGAGCGGGTGACCGTCGACGAGTGGGAAGGCGCGAAGCTGATCGTGCGGCAGATGACCGCCGGCGACTGGATCGACTACCGGGCCGCGATCGCGCGGGCACGGGACGCAGCCGGCCTCGAGCCGGGTGAAGCGTCGGAGGTGCCGGTCAACGTCATCCCGGCTACCGCTCTGGTGCTGGTGCGCACGCTGTTCGACGAGGCCGGTAAGCGCGTGCTGACCGATCGCGATGCCGACGACGTGGCCGCATCGTTCTCGGACGTGCACGGCCGTCTGGTCGATAAGGCGTTCGAACTGTCGGGCATCAACGCCGGCAAGGATGAGGTAGACGAAGCGGGAAACGGCTGACGCAGGAACCGGACCTGCGATTTCTGTGTGACCTCGCGCTCCGGATGGGCCGCACGCTCAAGGAGCTGCGCGAGACGATGGAGCCGGCGGAGCTGGTGCTCTGGATGGCGCGCAATCGAGAGTCGCCGATCGGCTTCGACCGCGAGGACTTCCACGCGGCCCAGGTCGCGGCGGCGGTCAGCGGCGGGAAGATCGACGAGCTGATGCCGAAGTGGGGCCAGTCCGTAGGCGATGAGCCCGACGCGGCGTTAGATATGCTGATGGGAGGGTAAGCTGTCCAGGCTATTAGCAGCTAACCAATAAGGAACGTTCATGATCGATGGGTTGAGAATGGAGTTGGACGAGAGCACGATCTTGGTTGAGAAGGAAGAGTGGAGCCGCATCGTCGCCGAGGGGAGCGCTGGTAAGTTCGAGATGGCATGCAAGTTCTTTCACGACTCCGTAGCCAGCGGATTTTCCGTGAGGTTGATTGCGAATGGTGAGATCGCCAATAGCCTGGATCGCTCGGATGAAGTGTCTGCCCTAATTGCGGAAGCAAAAAAAGATCGCGGTTGATGCTTCAACTGAGGCGGCCTGAGTACAGGCGGGCCGGCAGAGCTGCTAGCCTCGCCAAGTTGAAGGTGTTCCCGTTCCATGGCCATTTGAAGAAGGCACCCTGCGAGGTGCCTTTTTCTTTGGCCGATGATCGTCTGGTCCAGGCGTGATAATTTCCCGATCGCACCAGGATCGGTGCATACAGGGGGATGTGCCATGGGGAAGATGGTGCGGTTACTGGCTGTCTTGTGTCTGTTAGCGTTTAGCGTCGGGTGTGCTACGAATCAGCCACCTGCGGCCCCGCCGCCTCCGCCACCTGCGGAGCAATACCATGAGCAGAAGGCGCTTGATGATCACCGGGCCGCGGCAATGGACCAAGCTGATCGCGCGATTCGATGGGAGCGAATAATCGACGCTGCGGTTAAGGATTCGATCGGTGATTGCACTGACTACCTGGAGCTGAAGGGCGACAGATCAGATTCGAGACGTGTATGGCCAGCGGCCCTGATGATCACCGGTATCGTCGCAGGCTCTGTAGTCGTGCCGGCACTAGCAGCTGGGAATGCAGCCGCTAACGCAGGATGGATCGCTGGAGTGGGCGGCCTTTCAGGCGGCGCCATCGCCTCCTCCAAGGTTCTTGAATCCTCAGGGTTGAGTGGATCTGCTGACGCGAAAGATCGCAACAAGGTTGCGGCCGCCGTTCGCGAGCTGGCGGCGGTCGCGCTCGACCCGTCCAAGCCGGTCGACACTCGGATGGCTGCTGCCGTAAGGATCAAAGTCGAGTGCAAGCTGCCTGACATGCACGTGCCAACGATTCCTGGGACCTAGTGTGGCGAGGCCAGGAAGGCAATCCAAGCAAGGACGCCGGGCGGTGGGATACTTGCCCCTCCATAGATCGGGGAGGTGGAGATGAAGCTGCTGCCACTAGTGTTGGCGACTGCGTTCGTGGCGGGCTGCTCGCAGGACACGGTTGAGATAGATCAAACGGCCCAAGAAGCGGTGCCGCAGGACGCGCAGACCGCGCCTATCCTGTTGCCACAGGAAGAAGCGCAGAAGATTGCGATCTATACGTCCCTGGCGAGCCTGGGTTGTAAGTCGGCTGTGGCTTATCGTGACTTGATCTTGATGGGAGGCAAGCCGTCTATGACTCGCCCGACGGAAAGTCAAAGCTCTGAGTTTTCGGCATTGCACAGCGCCATTTCTGAATTCCTGGAACTGCGAGATTCTGTCAAGGCCTTTCGCTCAGCCGAGTTGGAATGCTTCTCCAACCCTTCTAATCGCGCGAGCGAGGTATTGACGACACGTCGATCAGAAGTCGAAATGAACCTTGAGCTTGTGAGTGAGCGTGCCCAAGCGCATGTGCAGAAGACCCTGCCAGAGCTTGAGCGAGAGCTGGACGAGCTCAAGCGGAAAGTGGCCTCAAGGGAGGTGCCGGATGACTTCGTGTCCGAAGCGGTAATCTCCGCTTTGGAGGACGACATCGAGCAGGCACGGATGGAGCAATCCACGAAGTAGGGTCAGCAGTTTTTTGGTCAACAAGGGTCGCCATTCGGCGGCCCTTTTTCTTTGGGAGAAAGCCTGAGTGGCGACATCGCTGCGCGAACTGGTGGTCAGCGTTACCGCTAATACCGCGGCCTATCAGCGGGAGATGGCGCGCGCCTCTCGTATGGGCGGTGACTTCTACAAGACCGTGCAGCAGGGTGCGCCAGGGGCGAACCGTGCGTGGGACTCTCAGACTGCGGCAGCTCGAACTCACGCGACCGCGGTCGAGGCCGGCACTCAGGCAATTACGCGGTACATGGGAGTCGCTGCGGGTGCCTTCGGGGTGGGCAAGCTAGTCGGCATGGCCGACGAATGGACCAACATTTCGGCTCGGGTCCGTCTCGCTACTGAGACGACCGCGGAGTTCGAGGCAGTGCAGGACCGGCTGGGCAAGATCGCAGACGCGACCTATCGACGGTATGGGGAGGCCGCTGACCAGTTCGCCAGCACCGCGCGGATGATGCGCGAGTTGGGGTTCTCGACAAACGACACACTGGACTCGGCCGAAGCGCTCGGCCTCGCGCTTGTCGCTGGTGGCTCAGACGCCCAGCGTGGCGCTAGTGCAATGAGTGCGTGGACGAAAGCCGTAGCGCTTGGGCGGATCGACACTGAAAAGTGGACCACCCTGATGGAGCAGACGCCAAGGGTTGCGCAGGCGCTGGCAGACGGGCTTGGCAAGACCACCGTCGAGATGACCGAGCTCGCTCGCGCTGGAAAACTGACAGCGGATGTTGCTGTCCCGGCCCTAATCGGGCAGATGGAAAAGCTGCGCGGCGAAGTGGCGCTGATGCCAACTGAGTTCCGTGATGCAGTTACCCGATCGGCCAATGCGCTGCTGAGATTGGTCGGTGGATTGAATGAGGCCAGCGGCGCGACGGCCACGCTTGTGAAGGGCACCGAGTATCTCGTCGAGAACCTCGACGTGGTGTCGAAGATTGCAAGCGGTGCAGCCATAGGCGTACTCGCCAGCAAGATGATCCTGATGGCCAAGGCGACAGGTCAGGCGGCGCTGAGTGCGACTCAGTCCTTTGTGGCAACACGGGCCGAGGCATTGGCCATTCGAGATGCCACGGCGGCTGGCCTAGCCAAGGCGCAGGCCGATCTCCGCCGAGCACAGGCCGCCATGACCGCGACACGCGGCAGCGCCGAGAGCGCGCGGCAGTCCCGCAACCTCGCCACCGCGCTGCTGACCGAGCGCCAGGCGGCAGTGGCTGCGGCGACTGCGCAGGTGAACTATGCCCGCGCCACGAACCTTGCAGCTTCTGCCGGCCGCGGTGCGCTGGCCATCCTCGGCGGCCCCGCCGGCCTGGCGCTGACGCTCGGCACCGTTGCCGCCGGCTGGCTGCTGTTCCGCGGTGGCACCGACGATGCCAGCCAATCGCTGGTCGACTTCAGCGGCGCGGCCGACACCGCGATCGGCAAGTTCCGCGAGCTCAACGCCCAGCAGCAGGCCGGGCAGCTGCTCCGGCTGGACGACCAGATCACCGAGAGCACTCGCGCTGTCGAGCAGGCGATCGAGCGGATGGTGGCCGCGGCGAGCGCGTTCGGCTCCAACGACATGCTGGCGCCGTACCTGGACCAGATCCGGACACTGCAGGCGGAGTTCGGCGCCGGCCGCATCTCGGCTGACGAGCTGTCCGACCGCGTCGCCGCGCTGAATCAGCAGGTGCTGCAGGGATCGCCGGCAGCTCAGACGGTCGGCCGCGACTTCGTGCGCTTTGGTGAGTCGCTGGCGACGTCGGCGCGCGAGGCAGACCGCAAGCGTGGGCTGATGGCCACGCTGACCCAGACCAACACCCAGACCGGCGACTCTGCCGCAGCAGCTGCAGGCAAGTACGACCAGCTCGCTGGCGGGATACGTGGGGCGGGCCAGGCCGCGGTCGACGTCGACGCTCAGCTACGCAGCCTCGACAGCAGGCTCAACGCGCAGATCGTCAACCTAGTGCGGATCCGCGATGGCGCCGAGAAAGCGATGCTGGTCGAGATCGGCCAGCAGATCAACGCGGCCGGCGGCGTCGGCGCGCTGACACCGGAGCAGCGCGCGGCCTTCAACCAACAGATCGCTGCGCAGCGGCTGGTCATGCAGCAGACCGAAGCCGCGCAGGCGGCCGCGAAGGCAGCGAACGCGGCAGACCGCGCCGGCGCCAAGTCCGGTGACCAGTGGCGCGACTACAACGCGCAGATGGAGCGTGCGGCCGCTCTGCAGGGAGCGCTTGCAGATGCATATGGATCAAGCGAAGCAGCGGTAGAGGCTGCGAATCGGCAGCATGCGATAGAGGAGCAGGTACTGCGCTTCGGTGAAGGCCGCCGCGCCGAGATCACTGCTGCCATCGAGCGCGAGGCTGAGGCCAGAACAAGGGCGTATGGCGCGGAGACGGTCGCCAACCTGGAGCGCGAAGTCGCGATGCATGGTCTCGTCGGGCAGGCGGCTCGTATGCGCTTCGAGATTGAGCAGGGCGCCTATACCGATCTGGATCCGCTGCACCAGAGGCGACTTCAACAGCTGGCGGAGGAACGAGACGCCCAAGAGCGAGCAAAGAAAGCACAGTCCGAGTACGAATCGCTGCGGGACCGCTTCCTCGCGCCGGCCTATGGCGGGGGGGGCGTGTACGGGGTCAGTGATCAGTTCTCCGGTGTCAATCGCGCTGCAGCGCAGGAGCGCGAGGAGTACGAGGATCTTCTGAAATCTTTCGAGGAGTATCGCGAGGCGAAGCTTGCAGCAGGAGAGAGGTGGGACGGCAGCGAGCAGGAGCTGGCAGAGCGCCATCGCGCGAACATGGATCGAATCGATCAAGCGCGCTGGCAGGTTGCGGGGATGGTGGCGCAGGGCGCGCTGGAGGACATCACCGACACGATGCGGGTTGCCTTCGGGGAGCAGTCCGGCCTGTACCGTGCGGCGTTCGCAGTGCAGAAGGCCGCGGCGATCGCGCAGGCGACGATGGCAATCCAGGCCGGCATCGCGGAGGCGTCGAAGCAGCCGTGGCCGACCAACCTGGCCGCGATGGCGTCCGTGGCGGCTGCGACGGCAAGCCTCGTGTCCAACATCTCCGCGGTGGGCATGGCGCACGATGGCATCGACAAGGTGCCGCAGACCGGAACGTGGCTGCTGCAGAAGGGAGAGCGGGTCACCACGGCGCAGACGTCGGCCAAGCTGGATGCGACGCTCGAGCAGATCCGCTCACAGCGTGGAGGACAAGGCGGGCAGCCGCAGCAGTTCACCATCAACGTCAACGGCGACCCGGATCGCCGTACGTTGGAGATGCTCAAGGAGGCCGTCCGACAGGGGTCGGACCAAGGCTACAGTCGGGCGGTGGCGGACGTGACCAGCGGCAAAGGGCAGATATCGAGGGCCATGCAACAGAACTGGAATAACGGACGGAGGACGCGTTGATGCCGGACATCTTGTACCCGGCTGGCTTGCCGAGCGCGCTACGAGAAGGCTATGGATTCCAGCACGCGGATCCGCAGTTACGGACACCCATGGTGTCCGGTCGCGCGCGCGTTCGACGCGGTTACACGGATGTACCGTCCAGTGTCCCGGTTGGCTGGCGGCTTAACGACGCTGAGGCGGCGTTGTTTGAAATATGGTTCAAGGACGATTTGCTCGATGGCAGCGCGTGGTTCCTGATGAAGCTCAAGACGCCGATCGGAATCGACTTGCATCGGTGTCGTTTCGATGGCGTGTACGACGGGCCATTCCTGGTAGGGCGCGCCTGGCGCGTGTCTGCAGTCCTTGAGTTGCGCCGGCGGCCGCTTCTGGCCGAGGGCTCGTCGAGCTATCCCGATGCAGTCTTGAACTCGACCATCGTCGACGCCGCAGCGAACAGGGAGTGGCCTGAGTCGTGACGATCCTCAACCGCTTCTATTCATCCTCCGGCCCTGAAGTCGAGCTCGACACGCTGGAGATCCGCACCGAGAGCGCAGTGTGGCGGCTGGTCAAGGGTTATGAGGGCATCGAGGCGCGCACGGAGGACGACGAGCTGGTGACCTTCGAGTGCGCGGGGATCGATGTCGCGATGCCTGCGCGGAACGCTGACGGCACACAGGATCTGGCCTTCGCGATCTCGAACATTGATGGTGTTGCGAGCACCGAGCTGCGTCGTGCGATCCGCGCTGGCGAGAAGATGCACGTGGTCTACCGCGCATACCTGTACCCGGACCTGTCGGCGCCGGCCAAGCCGCCGGTCAAGATGGAGATCAAGGGCGGGTCATGGACTCGGCGAGTCGCGAATCTAACCGCCGGCTACATGAACTTGCTCGACACGGCCTGGCCGCGGGAGCGCTACACCCTCACACGGGCGCCGGGGCTGCGCTACCTCTGATGGATCTCGATCGCTTCCAGAACGTCCGCTGGGTCGCCGGCGGACGCGAATATCCGTGGCTGGACTGCTACGGCGTGATCAACGAGGTGCGTGCGGTGCTGGGTCTGTCGCTATGGCCCGAGTACGCAGGCATCACCAAGGAAGATGGCGGGCTTGCCGGCGCCGCGGCTGAGCACGCGCGATCGGCGGCGACCTGCGCGCCTGAGCCGGGCGCTGTGGCGTTCTGCTACGAGGGCAGCGCGGTCGCCCATGTCGCGGTCGTGATCGAGCAGGACGGCCGATTGTGCGCCCTGGAGTGCAATCCAGGCCGGCACGTCACTGTCCTGCCGCTGTCCCGCTTCTGTCGGCGCTTCGTGCGCGTGGAGTTCTACTCTTGATCCGGATTTATCCATCCCGACTCGACGGCGAGCCGTTGGAGGTGCACGCGCACGGCCGCACGACGATCCACCGGTGGATGCGGTCAATGGTCCGCGGCTACGAAGGGCAGGGCGAGCACCCGATCCAGATCGATGTGGACGGCGAGACTGTGCCGCCGGATCGCTGGACCGTTACCGAGATCGATGGTGACTCGGACGTGCGCATCTACCCGGTTCCGCACGGCGAGGGGGTGGCAGGGATCATCTATTGGGCGGTCACTGCGATAGTCGCGGCCTACGCGATCTACATGCTCAACAACCTGCCGTCGGCGCAGAACACGACAGGCAACACCATCGACCTCAACCCCGCGCGCGCGAACACCGCCCGCCTAGGGGCGCCGATTCGGGAGGTGCTCGGGCGTCGGCGCGTCTATCCCGACTACTTGCTCCAGCCGGTCAATCGCTTCGTCAATGCGACGACCTACCAGACGCAGATGTTCGTGTGCGTGGGCGTAGGTCAGCACGTAATCCCGCCGGGCGAAATGCGCATCGGCGCGACGCCACTGGCTGCCTTCGGCGATGCTGCCAGCTACACGATCTACCCGCCTGGCGCCGATGTGTCCGGAGACCCGCGATCCGAGAACTGGTGGAGTTCGACCGAGGTCGGCGGCACCAACTCGGGGACGCCTGGACTGGACACCAAAGAGACGGCCAACTCGGCGATCGGCATCGTCGCCGGGTCGGTAACGGTGCAGGGCGACGCGATCACGTTCGACGATATCCAGAACGACGGTTCAGCGTCGAACCTGCAAGACCTGTGGTCACCTGGGATGGTGGTGACCGCGCGCGTCGCGGCGAGCTTCCAAGCGCGCAACGATGGGTTGTACAGCGTCATCTCCGGCGCCGCGGTGGACGAGCTGGCGCCAACCGTTGGGATGCCGGTGACGCTCGAGTACAACGACAGCGAATACAGCCTGTTCGTCGCCAGCTACACAGCGGGCACGCCGCCAATTCCGGGTGTCGGGGGCTCTTCGGCGAGCATCACGGGCTCGGCCGCGCTTGCCGGTTACGACTTCAGTGGACCGGCGGCGGTGACGTTCACCGTCGTTTGGCAGAGCAACAGCTACGTCGTCTCGCTCAATCAGGATTACGGCAACATCGCCACGCTGGCGGACGCCATCACGACCCAGATGGCTGGAAGCGGACTGGTGGCGACGTACAGCGGCGCTGTGTTGAAGATCGGCGAGTCTGCCAGCCCTTGGATCGGGGGCGCGATTGGGTACTCGATCCTGCCGGTACAGCTATTCGGAGCTTCACCTGTTGAGGCGACTGGAGTTGCGTCTACCGGAGGAACGCCGGCACAGCTGCCGAACATCACGCTCGCCTACGAGAGCGCCACCGGCACAGCCTTCAGCGGCCTGCCGGAGTTCCCCGTCGTGCTGTCGCTGTCCTACGGCACGGGCGAATACCGAGTCGGCACCGTCAGCGGAAACACCGCGACGCTCACACGTCTCAATCCGGATGGATCGACGGATTCGTCGTGGCCGGGCTGGACGCCGCGATCGACACTCGATTTCACCGCCTCAGGATTCGAAGAGAACGATCGATGGCTCGGGCCGTTCCTCGCGTGCCCGGACGGCGAGACGACGACCGCGTTCGAAGTCGACTTCAGCCTCCCCAATGGACTGGCGTCCTACAGTAGCAAGGGCAGGATCCGCGGCGCTGGGGTGACCGTTGCGGTGCAGTACCGGGCCTACAACGCAGGTGCGGCGTGGATCACGCAGTACTACACCTACAGCGACACGACGATAGACGCGAAGGGATTCACGCATCGGATCGTTCTGGGAACCGATTCCCAGGTCGAGGTACGGGCACGCCGCATTTCGCCGATCGATGGCGGGAACACACGCGAGTCGGTCTACTGGCAGGGCCTCCGATCGCGCCTGTCCACGAGACCGGCGTCATACCCTGGGGTGACGACTATCGGTCTGACGATCAATACCGGCACGAAACTGGCCGCGCAGTCGGATCGACGTTTCAGCGTCGTCGCGACTCGCCAGTACGAAGAGGGCACGGCACGCACGATCAGCGGCGCGCTGTACCACGTGCTGCACTCCGTTGGGTTCGGCGACGCGCAGATCGACCGCGACACCATCGACTGGCTCGAATCGACGTACTGGACGCCGCGCGGTGAGTTCCTGGACCTGATCGCAGATGGCGACAACACGAGCGCGCTCGATGCCCTGCAGACGATCTCCGCCGCCGGCATGGGCTACTTCCTGCTGCAGGACGGACTGTGCTCGGCTGGCCGAGAGGGCGTCAAGGCGCGCTCTGGCGGGATCACGCCGCAGGAGATGGCCGAGGAAATGGAGACGGCGTTCAAGGCGCCTGGCCCCGACGATTTCGACGGCATCGATGTCAACTACGTGGACTCCGTGACCTGGGCCGAGGAAACTGTCGAGTGCCGCACAGGATCCGACACGCCCCGCAAGGTCGAGAAGGTCACGCTCGATGGCGTGACGAATCGCAACGTCGCATATCGCATCGGCATGCGCCGGCTGATGAAGCACCAGCACCAGCGCATCACGCATACCGTGCGCACCGAGATGGACGCATGGGTCTACAACTTCGGCGACCGCTTGCTGCTGACCGACGACATCCCCGGCAGCGACACGCTGAGCGCGATGATCGATGACGCATCGCTGGCCAGCGGCGTTCTGACGATCCGCGTCGGCGAATACCTCGATTGGGAGATCGACAGCCCGCGGTGCCTGATCCGATTCCAAGACGGAAGCCTGTCTTCGCTGCTGGAGCCGACGCGCATCGACGGCCACACGCTGACCGTGCCCGCCGCCGGCCTCGACTTCGACACGTGGGCGATGGACGACCCGCACATCGAGCCGCCGCGCCTGATTTTCTGCTCGTCCACGCAGCAGGGATACGACGCGACCGTGACCGAAATCAGCGCCGACGGCGCGGGCCGCGCAACGCTGACCGCCATCGAATACAAACCCGCCATCTACGCGCACGACGACGCGATCGCGCCGTAACAAGGAGCCCTGCATGACCACTTACAACACCGGGAATCCGGTGCCGTCGACGGCTGTCAAGGATTTGTACGACAACGCCGAGAACCTGGACGCAGGCATCAACGGCTCGGCACCAACATGGAGCGACCGCCTTGGACGAACGCGCCGGAGTTGGGATGGCCTCACTGCGGAGATCGACGAGTTTATCGCCGACAACGGATTGAAACGCTACGACAGTTGGACACAGCTGCAGGCCGACACTTCGCGCGACCTCGGATTCGCAGCAGACGTGATCGGCGACGAGGGCACGCACACAGACCCGGTCAGCGGAGATACCGTACCGAATTCTGGCCAGTACCGCTGGACCGGCAGTGCGTGGGAGTTTCTGCGTGCGGATATGCTGGCATCCAAAGCGGACATCGCCAGCGTGCCTCCAGTCGGCGCAGGGGCAGCGGACACTGCTGGATACGCCGACACATTCGTGCTGGCGGAATCACGGCTCACGCAGACCGCGAACTCATCGGCGGGTGGCAGTTACGTCGTGGCTTCCGCTCCGGAGGGAGGTATGCGGGTCTCCAACAGCAGCTCGACGGGCTACAGGCAAGTCGCGTCGCTGTACACCCGCCGCGCCGGCCTGATAGCGAGGTACGCAGCGACGTGGGTGATCGAGAATCTATCCGGATCGAACGGGCGCGCTGGTATCGCGATCGGGCCGGCGGGAGTGGATCGCACCGACGCGAGGATTTACATCTACCGCGGAGACGGTGTCGTTTACTCAATCAACGGCGCCGGCGGCGACTCGATCATCTACCTATCCGCCTCGGGATCGCGCGTGTACGGACAGGGGGACTCGGTTTCGATGGAGATCAGCGTCGACGCTGACGGCGCGGGGACGATCTCCGTCAGGACTCCGGGCGGCGAGCGATTTGAGGCGCCAGTGTCCGGCATCCCGGTGGGCCGGGTCTGGGCCCAAACGAGCACATACGGCACGACGCGATTCTTCGCGGTGACGTCGGAGACGATCGAGGCGGTTGCTCAACAGGTAGTTGCGACCCACCGGCAGATCGAGGATTTGCAGAGCGAGATGCTGGCTCTGTCCAATCTCCTCGCGACCGTCGTGAGTCCCGGTTCTCGTGTACCGGTGCCCGCAGAATGGGCCTCGCCGGTTGCTCCGCTCGTTGATGTGTATCGACTGCCGGGCGGGGTCTACGCCGGTGCCTTCAACCCGGACCTGTACCGCCCGTTCCAGGCCGCGGATCAAACGGTCTACGTCGATCCGGTCGCAGGCAACGACAGCAACTCCGGCACCGAGGCCAGCCCCAAGCGGTCGCTGTCGGCCGCCGTCTCGGTGTCTGCCGGCAATTTGCACGTGCTCGCGAAAGGCGGCCTGTACGCGGGTGCGCAAGGCTTCGACGGTGCTGCGATCACTGCGTCGCGATTGGTCATTGAAAGCGCTGACGGCAATCCGGTGGTGTCCACGCGTCGGCTGTCGCTTGGTGGCTGGACGTCCGAAGGTGGCGGCGTCCACAGCATCGCCGTGTCTGGCGCCTTCGGAACTGTGGTGGACGCGACGAATCCGTCGGCCGATGGTGACGCCGACTGGCTGTTGCCGCGCGGTTCCCTATCTGAGGTGCAGGATGCCGCCGGGACCTACTACCACAACGGCACCCGGCTCTACATCCGCACCCACGACTCGCGCCAGCCCGATGCTTCCGTGGTCGTCTACGACAATCAGCCAAACTTCGTTTACGGCGTGAACGGCAGCGTGCTCTGGATGTCCGATGTGCGCTGCCTGGGCGGCGATGTGCCGCTGCGCCCTCGCTTCACCGCTCAGTCGCAATCCGGTCGCGCATACTTGGTCCGATGTGAAGGCAGCTACGGGTGCGGCGCGGCGTCGGGCGTCGGCAACGGCATGCAGTTCTATGGCAAGTGGGAGGGCGTGCTTGTCGATTGCCGCGCAGTCATGAACCGACGCGACGGTTTCAACTATCACGGAGCAGGCTTCGTCGTTCCCAACATCGTGGAGATCGGGTGCATCGGCAACGACAACGGTCACGAGGGCGCGAACGGCGTGTCCGGATCTCACAACGGGTCGACGATGCATGAAGCGGGCACGATTGTCCGAGTGAACGGCACGTATCTGCGAAACCTTCGGAACATCCACGACGTCTCGGACGTGACCGTCGGCACGAATAACGGCTATTGGACGCACTCGTGGAATCTGGGCTGCAGGACCGGGGAATCGCGCGGATCGGCGGGCGCGCCGGACAGCGCGAACGGCTGGCGCATGGGCCACCCGACCGCGCCCGGTGATCTGGGCAGGATGTGGCTGTACGACTGCAGCAACGATGCGCCGGGCTTCGATCGGTCGACTGCCGGTAGTGGTGCGACGATCTATAGCCGCGGGTTCTCTGGCGACGGCGGCGATCAGCCCGGCAGCAACATCGTCGAGGTGGCCTAATGCCACGCACCCTCTCCTCGTGCGCTCGCTGACGGGCTCGCGCCCCATCACCCAGACCTGCATCGCCGCAGTGCTGGGCGAGCCGCAGGAAGTAGTGCAGTGGGGCGATGACCTGCTGTCAGACGTGAGCATCCGCGAAGCGATCGCGCTGGCGCCGCTGGCGGGGTAAGAGGTGGCAGACGTATGAGCATCTGGCTTCAGATTTTGATTCTCGTGGCTATTGCTGTCCTTTTCTTTCGTGCTGGCTGGGCGGAATGTCGCGCGCGGCTTCGCTCAAAATCAGATGAATCTCGGTCTGAAACTGTATTGATTGTTCTGGTGCCTTTTCCTTGCAGGACTGCAAAAAACTCGCAGCCGCCAGAGCAAGAGTGAGATAGGCGACAAGCGAATCCGGGGTCTTCGGAGCGTAGCGCGCTATCCCTTTCAAGAAGGGGTACTTCTCAGCGACCACCTTATTGACGTCGGCGCTGGACGCCCCGCCTCGTAGCCGCCCAACGATGTCGTTAAGAGCAGCCGTCACCAGGTCGAGATCGCTCGAGTTCCATAGGCTTGCTGATGTGGCGGTGTACTTGCCGTCAGGAACTCGGCCCATGCCGCCGCATTTCGGACAAGGTCCTGCTCCACAACCTTGCAAAAAAACTGTAGCCCCCGGACCAATACCGAATGCTGAGTTATCTAGCCATATCGTTCCGCAGCTTGAAAGGTTGCAGATGACGGGAATTAGCGACATTCCGCACTTCCTCCATGAATTAGACGCGCAAGGCGGCGCAGCCTTAGGGCGCTGGTGGCACGGAGCATACGCGGAGAAGACGTGGGGCGTGGTGTCAGTTCAGTAGGGGGTAGGCGAACCCTTACGTTCCGATGCGGACGTCGCTGGCAGAGGGGGCTCCTGTCCGCGGGCAATCTACTCGCACAGCCCGCACGCGCGTCCCTCGCGCATCCCCTCGCGACAGTCGCCGGCCTCGGCCAGCGTGCGGGCTGTCTCGATCCATGCGACCCCTTGCGTGCAGGCTATGCGCATGGTCAACCAGCACAAGGCCCGGTGGGCCGCTCGCCGGGCGGAAGCCTTGGAGCGGCAGGCGATGGACCTGGGCGCGCAGCGCGGCGGCGACTGGCGCGAACATCAGCGAAGCCGGGACGGCGCCACCCGGCTGCGCAACGAGGCCGCACGATTCAGGCAGATTGCATCCCGGCACCGTCGCATTGCCTGAGACCGGCAGCCGTAGGATGTCGACATGGCCGAGATACCGCCCTCTGACCACCTGCCGCCCGGCTTCGGTTGGGCCTGGCGATACTCACGGACCCGGGCCACGTTGTTCTACGGGTCCAAGCCGATTGCTGATATCCAAGGATCGTCGGGCAACTGGGTCGTGCACACCTCGATGCACCGAATGCAACACGAGTTGCGACACGCTCTGGTTACCACGCGCGAACTCGCGATCCGATACGCCGAGGCGTACGCCAGACGCTGGGAGGATCGGATTCGGCACGACCTGCGGCAGCTTGGGGAGCGCCCGGTACCGCCAGTCGGCGATGCTTTGGATAGGGACTGA